TGTTGAAGGACCCGGAAACGGGCGAACGCCGTCTCGTGACACCACCACCGGTTGTCCGGAACGCCTACGCCTTCATGCTCATGGCGATCAATCCCGCGTGGGATCCGAAGTACCACGGCGCGACCGAGCTTGATCACGCGTTAGTCGACCGGCTCACGAAGTTCAAGGTCGAGATGCCGCCCGATCACATCGAGCGTGAGATCTTGATGCGTCGGTACTCGGAGGACACGAACGGCAAACCACCGCCGAAGAAGGTGCTGGACACCGTGATGGCGATCTCGAGCGAACTTCGATCGTTGATCGAGCAGGGGAGTCTCCCGATTTCGTGGGGCGTTCGTCCCAACATCGCAGTGTTGCGCAAGACACGGTTCTACAAGCTGGAGACGGCCTACAAGCGGGCCGTTGCCGACTACTTCGAGCCGCAGATTGCCACCCAGATTCTCGACGTCGTGCGGGCTCACGCGTCATGACTACCTACGAGGTCTTCAACAACACCTCGCCGCTGTTTCGGTACGACGTCGGCGTGGTGAAGTCTCTTGGGCTCGTCGTGGATCACTCGGCCGTTATCGACTGGGTGTGGCGCGCGAAGCCAACGCCCGAAGACGCTTCGATTCCCGAACTTCGCGTGTCTGTCGGCTGCGAGGGTCGAAACCTTGGCGCGTTGTTTCAGGACAAGTTTGTCATGGAGTCGATTCAAGCCATCGCTGGCATCGAGTGGTATGGCGTCGAGCCAGAAGAACAACATCGGCAAGCGCTGGAGCTTCTCTTGGTACTCGGATGGGTGCCTTGGAAGTCTCGCTACAAGCCGTAACGAGATCCCCTGCTAGGTGGGCGCGTGCATCCCTGTCGCGTGTCCCACCTAGCAGGGTTTATGAAGAGCGGAATGGTCCCGATGCTGGTTCGACTCCAGCGCCGCTCACTATGAACATGACACTTACTCCAGACAGTCCCCAAGAACGCGCCATGCGGGCAGTTCGCGAGATGCGCAAGCTCTTGCCTGGTCTCCAGGGGTTCGGAAGAGCCCTGACTGGCGACCAGACTTTGCGCGTCGTGATGACAGCCGGCACTCCGTGCACAGACGGCAACACGGTCTTCATGCACCCTCCCGCAGAGTTGGGCGATGTGCTGACTCATGACCGTTCGGTATGCGGTGAGCGCGACGAAGACAGTGTGCAGAAGTGTGCAGCCTGCCGGGCTCACGAGAACGTGATGATCGTGCTCTACCACGAGTTGTCGCACATACGTGCCGACTCGTTCCAGACTGTCACACCAGAAGATCGTGCAGAGCTTGTGACGCGGGCGCTGACTGAAGTGGGTGTGAGCGAAGAAGCAACGTGCCCGCGTTGTAGCGCACATCGTGACGAGAACGAACCTCACGCTGACGATTGTGACTACGTTCCGCCGACTCGCGCTGGCAAGCTCAAGGCACGCCTCGATGCCCAACCCGTCAAGCACTATCTCGAAGCTGCACAGATCGTCAGTCCGTACCTTCCGATGCTGCTCAACGCGCTGGAAGACGCGCGGGTCAACGCCGAGATGTATCGGGCTCGGCCTGGAACGAAGAGCATGTTCCGCGCTCTCAACATCGAGACGTTCAAGAAGGGCATCGAACGCCCGGACGGTACACGCGGTCTCTGGTCCGAGATGAAGCCGAACGCCCAAGTGGTCGTTGGCTGTTACGCGGTCGCAAGTGGGCTGGACGTGACGGGCTACTTCAATCCCGAGGTTGAGCAGGCACTCCAGGATCCCGAGCTTGTGTCGATGTTGAGCAGGATCGAGAGTGCTCGAGACGTTGGCACGATCTACCGCAGCGCGTTCCCGGTTCTGGAGAACCTGCGGAAGCACGGTTTCTGCAAGGCGAAGGAAGATCCGAAAGATGATGCGCGTCCTCCGGAGCCTACGCCGAGCGAAGAGCCGAGCGATGACGAGAGTGCCGGCGAGAGCGAATCCGGTCCCACGCCATCTGAAGATCAATCAGGCGCGGGTTCCAGCGAAGGTACGCCTGACGCGTCGTCCATTCCCGAAGACGACGACGAAGATTCGACCCCTACATCGGCTCCTGAGCCGACCGATGACGCGACAGGCTCAGATGACGCGGCCGACGGTAACGACGACCCTACGGCCGATCCTGAGCCTACGGCCGACGGTACTGACGCGGGTTCAGATGAGCATGATGACGCGGCCGACGGTATCGACGAACAGGACCCCGATGACTCGGACGATTCCGACTTCGACATAGACACAATGTCGGAAGAAGAACTCGATGGGGGGATCAACGAGTCACACGAAGACCAGGATGACGAAGTCGGCGACGGTACTGCCGACATCGGCGATGCTGATTTCGAGAACGACCAGCCGGCTGAAGAATCACATGATCTCGAAGACGGTGAGGATAGCGAGTACGACGATCCCAACCTCGACTACGAAGACTTGTACGACGACGATGACGACGAAGAGTCTGACGATCTGACCGAAGACAGTATGGGTCAAGGTCACGGCGCCAAGATGACCAGCGCGCCCGGCGTTCCCGAGGAAGACGATCCCGAGCCGGAAGACGACTACGACTACGACTCGATGGGCTCGCCGGATGATCTACAGGAGATGCTCGACAAGTTTACTGGTCACGACGACATGCCCCAGAGTCCTGAGGAATATCAGGAAGGCTCTAGGGAGGACGCCGATCCGGAAGTCAAGCGTGCGATCAATCAGAACGAGTACTTCGATGCGCCCAGCATGGAAGTGTCCGCGCTGTACGTGACGCGCACGTACGACGATCTTCCTGACAATGCGTATGGGCCGGGCAAGATGCAGTTCGGGTACGCCAGCGAAGAGATGAAGCGCGACTATCGCTACATCGATCACTACAACCTAGAGGTGTCGATCCCGCCGGAGAACATTCTGGCGCCGGCACTCCAGACGCTTCGGTCTGTGTTCACCGAGAACAAGCGCGCAAAGCACGAGACGAACCTGAAGTCGGGACACGTGAACACACGTGTTCTTGGCAGGCGTGTGCCTGTTCAGGATCCGCGGCTCTTTCAGAAGCGAGTCCGTCCGGGCAAGCGTGACCACTTCGTGGTGATCGGGCTCGACATCTCGAGTTCGACGGCGAGCAACGGTGCGATCAAGGTGCTCAAGGCGTCAGCTATGGCGATGGCCGAACTCATGAACCGGCTCGGCGTGAAGTGTGCCGTGTACGCGCACACTGGAACGTATCGGCCGCAGGATCGCGCTTCGGGCCTTGGTGGGATGAGTGTCGAGATCATCGAAGTGAAGAGCGAACGGGATCCGTGGGACGCGAACGCAAAGCAACGCCTCGCCGATCTGATCCCCGGCGGAGGCAACATTGATTCGCACTCGCTCGAGTTCTACCGGAAGCAGGCACAGAAGTCCGGCGCGACTGATCGCACGATCATGTACTTCACAGACGGCGAGCTTCACGACGCTGAGGACGTCTTGCTGCGGGAGATCAACCTCTGCAAGCGAGAAGATATCGGCGTGGTCGGCATCGGCGTGGGTACGAACTCGCCGGAACAGTTCGGCCTGGAGACGATCGTCATTGACGACGTGAGCGATGTGCCGAGAGTTGTGAAGGATCTGCAACGGAGGTTGTCGAGATGAGCATTCAGGATGTCAATGGCGTCGAGACGTGGCGCTGTAGCAACTGTGATCGAGTCAACGATGACTACGCGGATCACTGTGAAGGTTGCGGCATCAGGTTCGATGCCGACGAAGCACTTCCGTAAGAAAGATTCAATTTTCCTAGGGGGAGGTGAAAATCATGTTCAAGTGGATTGCGTTGTTCTTGGCGTTCGTCTTGGCACTACTCGTGATCGTCGGGATCTATGCGATCTCGGCCGTCAACTCGTTCGACAGCCAGTGTGCGAGTCGCCACGGCGTGCTCACGAGTTCGGGTACGTGCGTTTATCCGAAGTGAAGTAAAGACCAACCCGACACAGAAACAGGGAGTACATGATGAAACGGTTTGAAGTCCAGGTCGCGTTCTATGTGGACGCCGACGACGAAGAAGATGCGTTCCAACAGATCGACGAGGCGCTTATCTACACGCCGATCTCGGGATACGAGAGTGTGATCAATCCCGACGTGGAAGCGTGCGACGCGGGGAGAATCTGATGAGCTACAACACGCCAGTTCTCATCATCAACGACGCGCTCGGTGACATCGAGAGAAACCCCGAGCAGTTCGTGACGGGTCTTGTGAGCACCTGCCTCGGGAGTCACATCGCGCACCCGAATAAAGGCCATGTCGATGTGCGAGCGGGCGCGCACATGAACGCCGCGAGTGTCATCCCGGCTGCCCACGCCGATGTGACACGTGTGCTCGTGACTCACGGCAACTGGATGTGGGAGATCCCCGACAAGTACACGGCGCCGAGAGATGTCTACATGCTTCGCGCAGTGGACGAGAAGTTTCTTCGGGACGAGATGATCCGGCGCGTCGATGTCGCATTGTTCGAGAGCATTGCTGTGCTCAAGATGCTCAAGGGGATGGAGTCATGACCCCTATCACACTCGACCAACTGGAAGTCGTCATCGGCAAGACCTGGCGGCAGACGACAATCGGTGATGTGACTCTGAACGTGTGGGTCAACCGCAACGGCAAGACCATGAAGGATCCCGCCTTCATTGCGACGGCATCACGTCCGGGGTTCGTCCAGAACTTGGTGCTGCCCTACGAGATCACACATCTGGACCGTGCGTTCGAGCACGCCGTGCAGGAGGTTCTCGAAGATATAGCCAGACGGGAAGCAGCTCGAGCACTCGTGCAAGCTCACGTCGAAGACGACGAGCCCCTGATGTGTGTGTTCTGTCTTCGTAAAGACTGCGTGTGCAGCGACGACCAGTACGAGAACTGGAAAGCAGGAGGTTCGTTCTCATGAGCAAGTGGAAGCACTACCAGTTCGAGAAGATCATCACCGACGAACACCCGCAGGACTGCGAGTGCGCGTCGTGTTGCCGTTCGTTCGGCGAGAGCGATCCCGACGAGGAGGAATCATGCGAGTCGTAGTTCTGAACGACGGCGAGACGTACACAAGCGCCGAAGGTTGCATGATTCTGGACATCGAAGATGATTGCGTCGAGCTTGACGATCTCGACGAGGTCGTCAAGCTCGCACACGAGTTCTTCACGGACAACCTCGATCAAACCGAAGAACGCATCATCGTCGACACGAACGACGGCGTCGAAGGTCCGATCGTTCAGGTGATCGCGAGGTTGTCATGAACCGCATACCTCCGCCGGATACCGGCCCGAAGCAATGCGAGAAGACGGACCACCTCTTTGAAGGCGTCTACAGAAGATGTAAGCGCGCCGTCGAGTACCAGATCAAACTAAGTGACGACATCTGGATCGAGTTGTGCCCGTGGCACACGCTGTGCGTACTCGAGCCCGACCTGTTTGATCCTGAAAAGGCAGGTCATGATGTGTAGCGACTGCGCGCAGTTTGTCGCAGCTCTTCGTGCTTCTGACGCCGAGTGCTTCGCGTTGAAGGCACAACTGGCAGCGGTCTCGAAAGTCCTGTACGGCCTCGCCGACGTGATCGACCCGTGGGTTGGGGACGTTCTTGAACTGGAGGAAGCGGTATGAAGGTCGCAGTAGCACTGTTGCTTGAAGTGCCCGATGGTGTTCACATCAGCAGCAACAAGTTCCAGTGGCAGAAGGTTCTCAATGGCGGGAATGATCTGATGATCCATCCGATCTTCGGCGACCTCTCGATGCACGTGAATGAGGTTCAGGTGCATTCCGATCCCGACGTGATCTTCGGAGATGATTCGGAAGTCTGGCTCATCCAGGAGCGGAACCCGTCAGGACTTCTTTCCGACCGTGGCTACTGGCACAACGACGTCGAGGGTTTTACGGGATGGGGAGACGTTCGCACGGCTACCAGGTTCTCAGACCACGACCGCGCAACACTCTCGTTGCCATTCGACGGCGTATGGGTCGTTGACGCTCCGAAATAAAAGATCAAGCTAGGCGTTTCCAGAAATCCAACCCGACACGGTACACAAGGGAGAACTGATGGCGCTCTACGAAGCTGAGTTCGTGGTGAACCAGGGAACCTCTTTTGAACGCTGCATGACGCAGATCTTTGAGGCACCGATGCACCCGACGACGAAACGGCCCGCGACCAAATCGGCGTATGAGTACTTGCGCACATTGGCTCGCGACTTTGGGCACCCGACCACCACGTCGGACGTGCACGTGCGCGTGTGTCTGTACTGGCCCCCGAAGTTCCACTACACGGCGGCGATGTCGCGGATCGGCCAGACCAGCGAGGTCGACGCGTTCGGGGTGCGCGTGCCATGAAGACCCACCTAGACATCAAACACGAAGGCACGCTCGGTACTGCCGATCTGAAAACGATCAAGTTCGACGAGGACGCCACCGAGGTTCTGGAGGGCATCCTCATCGACCTGTACGGCGACTCCGAGCTTGCGACGATCCGCGAGATCGCCACCAACGCTGCGGACAGTCACGTCGCCGCCGGCAACTTGCGACCCATCGAAGTCGAGCTCCCGTCCGCGCTGCGCATGACCTACGTCGTGCGAGACCACGGCGTCGGTCTCGATCCCGACGACATCGAACGGGTTTTCAAGTACGGCGCTTCCGACAAACGCGACACCGACGAGGCAGTCGGCATGCTCGGACTCGGCCTGAAGGCGCCACTGGCGTACACGAGTCAGTTCACGATGGTCGCCGTCAAGCACGGCACGAAGTCCACTGTGCTCGTCACCAGGAAAGAGTCCGGCGGCGGCGCATACCAGATCATCGACACCTGCGCGACCGATGAACCGAACGGTGTTGAGATCACCATCCCGACGACCGGCTACACGAACTTCTGCGCGAAGGCCAACTTCTTCTTCCGGTTCTGGGAGCGCGGGTCTGTACTCGTCAACGGTGTGCTGCCGACGAACATCTTTCCTGGCCCGCGTGACCTTGTGCTCGACCCGGACGTGTTCATCACGACCCACCTCGAGCACGACTACGTCGTCATGGGCAACGTGCCCTACGAGGTGCCGTGGGAAGAAGACGCTCTGGTGCGAGGCGATTCGCACGCGGTGGTGCGCGTTCCGATTGGGAGCGTCAACTTCACCCCGTCGCGCGAAGCGCTCAACATGACCAAGCGCACCAAGGAGGTGCTCCACGAAGCGCGTACCTTCATCAACGGCGGTCTGGAACGCCGGGTGCAAAACGAGATCGACGCGGCGCCGACCCACACCGCGGCGCTGCGCGTTGCCGCGTCATGGAACAAGGCGCTCAAGCTCTTCCCAAATCTGAACTACCGCGGCGAGAGCATCCCGAGCGGGTTCATGATCCCGAAGGACGGCTCGAGCAAGCAGCATCTCTCGTGGGAAGTCTCGTCTAACTGGAACAAGGTCTACGGCAAGTTCATGTTCGAGGCCGAGTTCCTGTCGCGCCCCACCACACTGCACGTCGTCGGATCCAAGATCTACGGCCTGCGTGCCACCGTAAAGGACAAGATCAAGCTCTACATCCAGGAGAACAACCTCGATGTCAAGCATGCGGTGCTGTACCCCGAGGCGCTCACTGACGGCAAGTGGCTCGACGACTGCCTCACGGTCGACTACTCGGTCATCCGAGAGATCAAGCTGCCCGACGACGGGATGGCGCGCAAGGCGCGTACCAAGACGTCGAAGGGTTCGTACCGCGTCGTCATGCAGTACGGCGATGAGAAGGTTTACCCGGCCGACGAGATCATTCAGAATCATCTCGATCGCGTCGTCTACATGGGTGCCGGCATCCAGTTCGTCAAGCGCGAAGAGGTACGCAAGCGCGTCACGTCGGGCCATGCGTTGGTGATCGTGGAGAAGCCACAGCTCAACGGTTTCTTGAAGGACATCCCGAATGCTGTCAGTATCGAACAGCACGTGCTCACGCGGTTGATCCCGTTCGTGAACCTGACACCCGTCGAGCAGTTCTTGTGTCACGCGAGCACGTGGGATCACACGCCGTTCGCGAAGTTGCCCGGCGGCAGCGCGAATGTGCTCGACCCTGAAGTGCGTGACCTGATCCAGTCCGTGAGCCAGGTGATCGGAAAGGGTCTGCACGTTGAGTTTGCTCAACTGCGTTGGCTCGTCGCGAACTTCTGCGGCGTGGCGCCCCGAGTCAAGTTGCCCGAAACGCAGGCCGGTTTCAACGAGATCAACCAGCGAGTCCAAAAACTGTCGCGTCGGTACCCGCTCGCGAGTTCCCGACCTTACGGAACGACGCCGAAGCACGTTCTCGATTACATCAACGCGATGCACCTCGCGCACGCGTGCCGATCGATCTTTACCAACCCGACACGCTCACCCAAGCAGGGAGAAACGAAATGACACTCAAATACAACATCGTCCAAAACGACGGAGAGCAGTCCAGCGTGACTGTCTTCATTCCTGGGAAGGACCCACTGGTTGCGACGCGCGAGCACCCGAAGTTCGATCAGATCGTGCGCGAGGTCTCGCAGCAACGTCCGGATCTCACTGACACGTTCGTGAGTGGATTGGAAGGCTTGTTCGACGAGTCCCGCAAGCTCGCTGAGCACTTCAACCGGCTGTCCGATCGCATCAGTGTTGGTGCGGGTCGGGTTTACTTCGACATGATGCCGGTCGACAACGCGATCACGGCCGAGATCCTGCGGTACGTGAGTGCCGGCCTCGACGACTACAAGCCGCTCGTCAACTTCATGGAGAAGATCGAGACGAACCCGCTTGAGCACAGCCGCCAGAACTTGTTCCGGTGGTTGGAGAAGCACGACTTCGCCATCGCTCCGGACGGCGACTTCTACGCCTACAAGGGGCTCGGTACCGGCTGGCTCTCGAGCAACTCGGGCCGGGCGATCGTCAACGGAGAAGTCCACCAGGGTCGCATCCCGAACCGACCTGGTTCGGTCATCGAGATGCCGCGCAACGAAGTCCAGCACGATCCGCGTCATGGGTGCTCGACGGGTCTGCACGTCGCCAACTGGATGTTCGCCAAGGACTTCGCTCGTGGTGGTGGCGTCGTAAAGGTGAAGGTGAACCCACGCGACGTCGTGAGTGTGCCGACCGAAAGCAACGACGACAAGATGCGTGTCTGTCGCTACGTCGTGATCGAGGTCGCCACCAGCGAGGACAAGAGCCTGTTGTTGCGGTCCGCAGAACGCACGGCGCGTGTCGTCGGCCAGGTCGACCCGAACGGCAAGAAGCTCAGCGAGCACGGACAAGCTCCTGCGAAAGCTCGCGTGCCCGGCAAGAAGAAGGCGCCCGCCAAGAAGGCAAAGCCGGTCGCGAAACTGCCCGAGTACTACGAGCAGTTCAATCGCACCCACTTCAACGCGCTTCCGTTGGCCGAGGTGAAATGGCTCGCTGGCGAGTGGGGGATCGTCGGTCGCTCAAAGATGTTCCCGTATGACCTCATCTCGGCGCTCATCAAAGAGGCACACGCTCGATTGAAGACCTGGTGATGAGCCAGCAAGAGATCACTCGATGGACCTGCGATCGGTGCGGTCACACTGTGGATCAACCCGATCGGCCCGAGGTCTGGCAGACAGTCGGAGGTCGTGACGTTTGCTTCACGTGCATGCAAATCGTCAATCGGTTCGTGAACTCCGGGCCACCCGATGTCGCGAAGCTAGAGAAGTACCTCCAGACCATTCAGACCGTGACGCCCGCGGTCGTTCGACGAGTGTTGAAGCTCACGACCGGCAGCGAGGAGGTCGGTCGTGGCTAAGAAGAAAGTGCCCCAGGAACGCTGCCTGGTGTGTCTCCAGAAGCCGTGCGAGTGCAAGCGTGTGCCCGCGTCATCGTGGAAATCTGACGAGGAATATCTACCGCTCGACTACTTCGGACCGACCGCATCGTCAGTCGACGCCGTTCTCCAGATTCTAAACGCCGAGGAGGTGAGCGATGCCCCCGAAGGGTAGAACCCTGTACGACCCCGACAACAAGTTGGTGCGTGCGTTCGTCGAAGCGAGCGAAAAGACGAAGACGCCTGCCGAGCTGCGGGAGCTCGCACGCCGGCGCCCGCTGCTCGAGCTGACTTCGCCCGGTCTACTTCGGGTGCTCGATATGGTTGCCGGTCGGAGTTCCTACTCGGCACGTCGTGTCGGGAGATTGCGACGTGACCTGAAGTACGTGTACGACGAGGCGAAGCGCGCGGGGATCCTGCCGTGAACAGCGCTCCCAAGGTGTCACTCGTCAACATGAACGACGACGCTCTCTACTGCATTGAGTGTTCAGACAGATTCGCCTGCGACCACGTCCTCAACTACATGCGTGAGAACAAGGATATTCATCTCCCGATCGGCTCTGTTTGGGTACCGATGTTCAAGACAGTAACGGTCGCCGCGTACGAACTTAAACCCTGGTCGATCCCCGTAATCGTCGGTCCCGAAGACTCCAACCACATCGGGACCGTCCACTACGCCGCACCTAGCGATCATCTCGCGATGGGTGATGTGCTCTGTCTCGTCGGTCAGTACGACGGCCGCTACGCGATCCGCACAGCGATCCTGAACGACCTGCACGCAATCGAGAAGGAGGGCCAGGGGCACTGTGGGGGCGAGTATCACGATGGTCGGTTCGATGTGCAATACGCGGGATCCTCGATGGCACGCGCAAGACTGGTCGACACGTACTACCGCCGATACATCGGAGAGTGTTATCCGTGTCACCTCAGAAGCCAGTCCGGAAACGCGATCCCAGGAGGACTGAACGAGATTCAGCAGAACCTGCCGCCGAGGGCAGTCAAGTCAGTAAACCGGAAGACGGCGCGACGAGTATGAGCGCGTCCGACCTGATCAGCACGGAGGGGCGCGTTCGGGGTCGCGAGAACATCGACTACCGCTGCGACGAGTGCGGCACGCGCAAGAAGCGTGACGAACTCTTCGTGAAGCACATCCAGTGGCGCACGATGGGGAAAGGTCCACAGACGGTCCGAGCCCGCGTCGTCGCGTGGGTGTGCGGCGCGTGCATGAAGAAGGACCCCGACTACAACCGCACCCGGTTCGCCGACGCGCATGGGCACGCCCACACGAGTATCGGCAGACGGGCGATCATGGAGAAACAACCCGACAAGGAGAAATTCGATGGCTGAGCGGCTTCCAGAGCCTCACAAGAGTACGTTCCAGGGCGCCTTAGAGCGCAACTACGAAGAGGCTATCGAACTACTTCAACAGGTGGACCAGGCCGCACCAAAGAAGAAGAATACATACGCTCACAACGCCACCGTCCGCTGGACGATCATCGGCGAGATTCGCAAATACCTCCGCGAAGTTGGGCGTGGATGAGAATGCCGCGCCGGATAGCTAAATCTTCACAGCCCGGCTACTACGCCAAGAAGGAGTGGAACAAGGGCCGCGACTCTTGGGCGCAACTCAACGGAACAGAGTTCACCCTGTTCGTCGGCGACGGCGATCCCGAGAACGACGACCACATCGAGACGCCCGGCATCCCGTCCGTGCGAGTGCTCATCCGCAACGGGAACCGCGCTCCCACTCCGATCACCCTGTCGAACATGACGGCCAACGAACTAGAGGTAATGCGCCTCTTTTGGGAACGCGCCATCAGCACAGCCCGACCGATCTGCGCGGCACTCGATGAACGCGCTCAGGACAATCTTCAAGGAGGAACCGATGACGACGACTCTCTGCTCAGGCTCTATCGGCCAGTACCTCGACTCATTGTGCGCAATGGGCATGAGCCCACACACCGTGCGGGCTTACTCGTCGGACCTGAGAGCGATGGCGAGTTGGTTGGACCTGCACCCGGACGCCCAAGCGACTACCGAGACTCGGATAGCGACCTATTTGACGACCCACCGTTCGAGTTGGAGCGCGAACACGACCAACCGGAAGTTGACAGCGGTGCGGTCCTGGGCGCGCTTCCAGGGGGAGCCGACGTTCCTGGAGAACTACCGGGCGCCGAAGGCGGCTGACCAAGAGCCCCACCCCATCAGGGAGGGAATACCAGGGATCGACCGGATGCTCGAGATTCCGGTTACGCCATCCAAGAAAGCTCTTGTCGCCTTGTGTGGCCTGTGCGGATTGCGCGTTTCGGAAGCGTGCGCAGTACGTCCAGAAGATATCGACATCGACCGTTTACTCCTTCGTGTTCGTGGGAAGGGTGACAAGACGCGCTACGTTCCGATCTCACGCAAAGCATGGATGCACATCATGCCTGCCGTCTTGGATGCGAGCATCGCGGGCGCTGTAGGGCGCTCTACGCTCGTCGGAACAGGTGAACGGTCCGCACGGGCGTCCATCACGTCGATTGCCCGGAGAGCGAAGCTCAGGCGGCGTGTGGCGTCGCATGATCTGCGCGCCACCTTCGCCACCGCGGCGCTCGACGCGACGAAGGATCTGCTCGCGGTCCAGCAGTTGTTGGGACACGCGGATCCGGCGACGACGCAGATTTACACGAGTGTCTCGGAAGCACGTCGGCGTGACGCGGTGGAGGCGTTGTGATGGAATACGAGTGCGGCACATGCGGCTCGCGCATTCTTGTGTTCTACGCGCAACCAGATCACCCCGCTGGACGCGTGTTCTGTGCTGATGGGTCACCAGAAAAATCGCACTGGGAGGTGATGTGCGGCGAGGGTCACCCGTTTGTGCCATACCCCGGTATGCGAATCGAGATCGATAGTCGAACGCAGCCGTTGTAATAGATAAAGATCCATCCAGCAGCTTGTAGAAGAGCATTCCCCTTCTTGTAGGGTCGGGCGGAACAGAAGTACCAGCCTCATCGGGACCTGCCGGCAAAGCGTCTCCCGAGCCGAACCCCACAGGAGTTGCAGATCAATGAGTATTTTCAATCGCGACCGCGATCAAGAGGAAGAGCAAGTCGAAGCTGGTGACGGGAGTGAGGGCATCGCAGCCCCGGTAGTCGCCGACCCGCCGGTCGAGGCCGTCGAAGCTGTCGAAGAGCAGCAGGACGAAATCGACGGTTGGGAAGACCCCGAGCCTGCGCACGCGAGCACGGAGTCGCCCGAGGAACCGCCGACCGAGGAAGAGCAGCTCGACGACGACGAGCGTCGCCCTCGCGGGTGGCTCGAGTCCGACATCGAGAAGCTGATCAAGGCGATCCAGTCGGGTGAGGTGACGATCGATCCGGTCGGCGCTCCGCTCACGCCGCACCTTCTGTCCAAGACCCTCACTAACGTCGAGGGGCTCGCGAAGGCGCCGTCCACTGGTGCCGTCTCGGCGGTGCTCGACCGGTGGGTCAACGTCGGTGCGGCCGAGACGAGTTCCAGGCCGTACGCGTTTGTCGACTTCACCCCCCAGGCGAAGGAGCACGGTATCGCCGGTCTCAAGCAGGCAATCAAGGACCAGCGCAAGGCCGAGAAGCAGGCCCAGAAGGACGCCGACACCGAGGCAGCGAAGCAGGCCGCGATCGAGGCTGCGGCTGACGCGGCGGAGTAGTTACCAGGTGGAGCGGCCGGTGTACTACGCTTGGTGCCGTCTCCCTTACCTTGTCGGGTTGGTAGACACGTGGAGGGCCTGGAGCGATCCAGGTCCTTCACCGCGTCAGGTTGCGATCTCGTGACGGACCTGATCGTCCAGGAAGACCCCGAGCCCGACCCCCTTCGCGGCGGCAAGCATTACGAGCACACGCCGGAGCTACCCCCGAGGCCGTTCCTCTACTCGATCGATCAGGTCGCCGCCCTTCTGTACGTCGACCTGGGCTACCTGAAGAGCAGGTACCTCCACTACGAGGGACGCACGCTCGGGCCGCACTACCCCGACTACATCTTGGTTCGCAACATCGCACCGAAGGGCAACGCTCCCGACTGGCGATGCGCTGAGCAGGAGTTCGCGCGCTGGTTGAAGCACAAGGGGTTTCGACTGCACCAGCGCGGGTGGGTGTCCTAAAACAACACGAGAACAACGGATACTGAGCACAAGACACTCGAATTTGCTCACGCCACAAGCAGAAATAAAGATTTTCTAGGAATGACGGTTACCAGCTTGAAGCGTGATCTATCACGCAATAGCTTGCTTTCTTACCAGGGGGCGGCGCGTCCTGCCGGCAAAGCGAACGCGCGCCACCTGCCTTTGCCGAACCCACAGGAGTACCTTCAGATGGCCCTTGTTCCCAGCGCGCCCGGACTCGAGAACTACACCGGGATGGACGACCTCAGTCCTGAAGACCTGACGATGCCTCGGTTGGCAATCGGGTCGAACGAGAACGCAGGTGTGTTCATCGACAGCCAGACCTCGCAGAAGTTCAGCGAGGTCGACATCATCATCCTCGGGATCATCAAGCAGCGGATCTTGTGGCCCGCCACGATGGGCGACCAGAAGTCGAACCCGCTGTGCCGGTCGTACGACTTCGACCGCGGTCATCCCGACGAGGACAAGTTCCCCTGGAAGCAGAGCGGCTACGACAAGGCCGTCATCCTCGGAACCGAAGACAAGACGATCCCCTGCGACGCGTGTCCGTTGAAGGACTGGGGTTCGCACCCGGCGCGCGAGAAGGTGCCGTGGTGCAACGAGCAGATCGTGCTCGCGATCCTGTTGGCGCCGAGTTACTCCCCGGCGATCCTGACAGTGCAGGGATCGGGGCTCAAGCCGACCAGGGCGTACCTGACGAGCTTCACGCGTGATCGGCTCCCGCCCTTCAACTGCGTCACGCACGTCGAATTGGACGTGAACACGCGCGGCACCGTCACCTACAGCGTGCCGAGGTTCAGCAAGCCCGGCGAGCAGACCGACGTCGACAAGTACGGCGAGTACGTCACGACGTACGAGGGCATGCGCAGGTTCGTGCAGACGCCCAGGTCTCGTGATGACGAGAATACCGACGCGACTCCCGCTACGTCTACGGCGAAGAGCACGCCCGCACCAGCTCCCGTAGCTGCGAGTGATGTCGATGCCGACGACGACGGGCCGCTTCCCTTTTAGTTCTTCGCGCGCGTCCGGCTCCCCCAATACGGACGTGCGTTGGGTCGGCCCCATCGCTCGCGAGGACCCCCAACCTCGTTGAGCATCCCCGCTGGGGCCGACCCGCCGTTCTATCTCCGCGTGGAAACCCAACCCGATATCGAGGTACGGCATGTGGTTCCTGAAGGCAGTTGCTAGAGGTAATGCCGGCAAGACCCTGGACGGCAACGGCTGTCTCGCCGTGATCATCGTCATCGCTTTGGTTTGGGTCATCTCTGCCTTCTGGTGGGGATGGCTCTTCATGGTCATCACTGGTGCGTGCGGATGGCACATCCCGTACTTCCCGACAGGCGTTGCGTTCGGGTTCCTTCTCTCAATGGTGCTCGGCTGATGGTCTGGGCCATGTTCGGCTACGGCAGCGAGGACGAGTACAACGCCGCCCGCGCTGAACGCGAGAAGCAGATGGACGAGGCCCAGGCGCAGAGCGACCTGACCAACCATCAAGTCGTGCGCGTGATGAACGAGCTCGACGAAGAGCACTGCACGGTGTTCTACAAGGTGCTCGCCCAGGTCCGTGATGCTGGGAACGTGAGTTCCCTGGAAGCAGTCACCGCGGCCTTCTGGATCGGCGTGCTCCGTGGGCGCCTCAATGCCGTGTTCGGCGTGTGCATGTCGTGCGGCAAGAAGCACGACGACGAGTTCGCACGTCTCATCGAAAACCAACCCGACAAGGACACTCCCTCATGAAGAAGCGCACCCTGCGCGTATGGCTCGCGAGCCATCCGTGGCACAAGGACGACGTGCGTGGCGTGGCGATCTTCACCGTTTTGGCGGGGGCGCTCTACTGCTACGACCGTCCGTTGGACGACGACAATGCCGAGTGCGTGCACGTGTACGCGCCGGGTGCGTGGGTCAGCGCGGAGTGGTTGGGATGAAAATCAAGAGCCGAGTCGAGGCACGCAATCAGATCCTCGACGCCGCAAACCGAGCGCGTCGAGAACCGAGCCATCCGTGGCTGACGATGAAGCATCTTCAGCGCGCGGTATTTCGGTGTCGCCAGCGCGGGCTCGTCAGCGCTCAGACACTCGTCGACGCGGGATTCAGATCATGACCCTCACGACGGCGACCCGCGGGTCGCTCAAGAAGATCCGTGATGATCTCGCGCTGTACCCCCACCAGATCGACGGGATCCGAACCCTCGCGCGCCGCAGCAGCTTCCTTCTCGCCGACGAGATGGGGCTCGGCAAGAGCATCCAGGCGCTCACGGTCGCAGCGATCGACTTCGAGAAGAACCCGAACGCTCGCGTGCTCATTGTGGCGCCCGCCTCCCTGAAGTGGAACTGGCAAGCCGAGATCTTGGCCTTCACCTACTTCAACTGCCTGATCCTGGACGGCACGCGCAAGCAACGCGACATGCAGTTGCTCCAGTTCTCCAGTAACGAGTTCGACATCCTGATCGTCAACTACGAACAAGTCGTCGCCCATCTCGACGACATCAACGCTCTGCACTTCAACATCGTGATCGCCGATGAAGCGCACCTGATCAAGTCACCGAAAGCGAAGCGCACGAAGGCTCTCCAGGGCATCGAGGCTGACCGGTTCTTCCTGCTGACCGGGTCGCCGTTGCTCAACCAGGCCAACGATCTCTGGTCGCTGATCTACCGGATCGACCCGAATCTGTTCCCCAAGTATTACTCGTTCATCCAGAGATTTTGCGTCATGGGTGGCTACCAGGGCAAGCAGATCGTCGGTGTGAAGCACCACCGAGAGCTGTCCGAGAAGCTCAACTCCGTCATGCTGCGGCGCGAGAAGAAGGACGTGCTCGATCTGCCCGACAAGATCCGCATCCCGATCGTAGTGGACCTTCATCCCGAGCAGGCGAAGCTCTACAAGCAGGCCGTCGAGGAACTCCAGATCACGTTGCCGGATCGCCCGGATGCGATGGAACTTGAGAACGCGCTCACGAAGATGCTGCGCCTCAAGATGATTTGCGGGACGACGGCCTGCATTCCCGGCTACCCCGACCATTCTTCCAAACTCGATATTGCTGTCGAGAGAGCGTGCGAAGTGATTGCGGGGGGCGAGCCAGTCGTAATCTTCACGCAGTTCCGCGAGGTACAGCGGTGCATGGTCGAGCGGCTCAAGAAGTTGGGTCACGAATCGTTCGTACTCAACGGCGATACGCCGATGAAGGATCGCGTGCCGACCGTGCAGCGATGGGAGGCGACAGCGACGCGCCAGGGCCTCACCCCGAAGAACCCAAGCGCACTTGTCGCCATGCTGCAAGTCGCCGGCGTCGGGCTCAACATGACCGCTGCCTCGACTGCGATCTTCATCGACAAGCTCTGGGTGCCCGCGCTGAACATCCAGGCCGAAGATCGTCTGCACCGCATCGGGCAGAAGAGCACGGTGACCATCATCGAGGTCATCGCTCGTAAGACCGTCGAGCAGCGCGTGCTCCAGATCTTGCAACGCAAATCGAAGTTGTTCGGCACGTTGATCGGAGACAACGACAAGTTCAAGCGCGCTCTCGTGGAGAGCCTGATGGATGAGGACTTCTGATGCCCCGCACGGCTGGCGAACTCACGCAGAAGGCAGAGACGCCCGAGCAGGTGTTCTACACGATCCAGCAGGTCGCCGTGATGTTCCAGGTGAGCGCCGAGACGATTCGGAAGTGGATCAAGGAAGACAAGCTCAACGCGAAGAAGTACGGCAAGAACTGGCGCATCACGCGGCAGAACATCACGGATTTTGTGGAGGCAAGCAAGTGAATGAGATCGATGACCCACTGAGCCCCGCCAAGGGAATCATCCTCGGCGTGGTACTCGGGAGCGTGTTCTGGCTGGTCGTCGCGCTCGTCGCCTGGAGGGCACTGTGATCATCTTGGATTGCGAGACAACAGGCCTTGACCCCAATGAAGATCTCATGCTCGAGATCGCGCTGCTGCACGTCACTGACGACCTGACGCGAGTGCTCAGTCGGTTCGACAGCCTCATCAGGTTCGATTTCGCCTGGTGGGGTGGGCAGATCAACTCCCGCAAGACCGGCGAGCCGCATCCGGCACATGTCGTGATGGAGATGCACCAGAAGTCCGGCTTATGGGACGAGCTGGAGTTCACGAAGCACTCGGCGCCGCATCTGCGCACCGTCGAGGAGAGCATCTTCACCTGGTTAGACGACCAGGAGTCGCGCTTCGGCATCGAGGTCGCACAGGAACCACTCGTGGGTTCGACAATCTCGTTCGACCGGTCGTTCCTGAAGGTCCACATGCCTGATGTCGAGAAGCGGTTCCACTACCGCAACATCGACGTGTCGAGCGTGAAGGAACTGACGCGCCGCTGGCGCGCGCCGGTGTACGCACACCTGCCGGAATCTCGCAAGATCCACCGAGCCGTGCCCGACTGTTACGACACGCTGAACGAACTTCTCTTCTACAAGCAGCGCGTGCTCGACCTACTGAGCACGCCGTACACGCCCTTCAAGCACGAATGGCCCGAGACGTGAGCGCGCCCTACGTCAATCGCATCGAGCACGTCGAGTGTGGTGTTGACGAGATCGACGCGAAGATTGCCGACTACCTGCGTGGCTGGCGACTGACGCACGTTGTGCCGCCGCTTGAAGGGCAGTCGACCGTCAGCAGGTGGCATCTTTTCTTTCAACGCGAGACGGAGGACGCGTGACGACCGTCGCGGAACTCATCCCCGGCCAAATCGTGTCGCACCTGTGGCCCGAGGTGCCGAATGGCATCAAGCGCGCAGTGTTCGTAGCGCGCACCGAACATCCGGTCTACCCGTCACTGCAACTGCGACCTACAACGAATGGGCTCGCAGGAGACGCGTTCGCGTGAAAACCGTCACCCTCGAAACGGCGACTCTCGCCGACGCGGTCATGCGGGCCGCGCGCGTTGCACCCACCAAGGGCGCGGCGTGGGACAAGGCCGCGGGCGTGCTCATTGAGGTCTACCCACAGAACGGTGGCACCTTGCGCGTCTCGGCCACCGACTTGGACGTCACCTACTACCAGCGCGTGCCCGTCGTCGAGGTGGGCGACGAGCCGGTGAAGTGGCGTGTGCCCTCTGCCCTTGCGTCTGGTTGGCTGTCGAACCTCCCGATGAGCGCGGGCAAGCAGATCGTGCTCACACAGACCGACGACGACAATCGATTGCAGATGAAGGCGGGAAGGTCCCGCACGAAGCTGCGCCTGCTCCCCGCAGAGTTCTTTCCCAAGATCACCCCCTTCGATCCGGCGCTTCTGGCCGACGTGCCGCATTTCGCACGACGGGTCGAGCAGGTCGAGTGGTGCACTCGCAAGGAACCCGGCGCTCTCGCTGGTGTGTATTTCGACGGCGACGAACTGATCGCCTGTGACGGTGTGCGGTTCGTGACGATGCCGCTGGTCTGTCCGGTGCCGAGCGACGACCAAGGCCGTCCTAGCCCGTTCAGCGTGCCCCTCGGCTCACTGGTGAACGTGATGCGGAACGCCGACGACGTGAAGCTGCGCGTCACCGACCGGCGACTGGAAATCATGCCGGATCCCGACATTCAACTCACGGCAAGTCTCTACGCCGAACCGTATCCAGATGTGCGACGGCTGACCGCCGGCATTGTGCTCGAGCACGAGCTCACGTTCTCGCGGGAGCAACTTCTCGATGCGCTCCAGCGCATGCTGGTTCTCGTGAAGACCGAGCGTTACCCGAAGGTCACGTGCTCGTTCCACAAGGACACTCTCGAAATGAAGATGGTGCTTCCCGAAGTGGGGGAGACCGAAGACGAGATCGACGTGACCGACGGTCCCGAGACGCCGTTCCAGATCTTCTTCAACCCGACGAACCTTCTGGGCGTCGTGCAGAACGCCGCGCGCGAGAGCTTGCACCTGCATTTTGAACCCAACGCAGCGAAGCCAGTGAAGTTCACGGACGAGAGCGGGTTCACCGCCTGGCTGATGCCAATGGAGGTTGCGTGATGGCCGCAATCAACCTCAATGCCGAAGACGAACGTGTCATCGTTGCGGCCCTTGAAGGCTATGCGCGACACCTCGGGGCGCGCCGGGCGAAGCTGGAGCAAGACGCCACCGACGTGGCGCCGCTCACCGGCGTCCTGAACAACCTCGCGCGCGACCAGGAACGGTCAGCGCGGATCGCACGCGTGATTCGGGAGTGGCGTGCAAGCGCTGATCGCACGTCATGAACGAACCGTCTCTCGCCGCAGCGAAAGCACGCGCCATCCGACGCGTGCAAGCCAACCACTGGGACGAGTTCCTACGCGAGATGCGTGTGCTCGGGTGGGAGTACACGCCCGACTTCACTGGGCCACCCGGAACAACCATGAAGCAGTGGCACAAGGTCGAGGAGCAGGAGCGAGTGAATGCCTGACGAAATCCCGATGGTTGAGCAGACCTGGGAACTCCCTTGCGGGTGTGTCGGCAGCTTCGGCCCCGACGCCCAGACATGCGATCACGAGTGCCACTGGATCCATCGGATGGTGTTCGCATGAGGCACTTGCAGTACGTCGAGCCGACGATCGCCCGCGCGCTCCTGACGCTCATGGAGAACGACGGGACCGTGATCAAGACCTACGACTCACCTCGTTCGTTCCTGCGCATCGAGCACGACGGTCGCATGTTCCGACTGAACGGTCAGGACCGCGAGACGTTGGAGCACGTGTATCTACCGGAGGTCGTGTGATGCAGCCAGCGAAGTTCGGTCCGGTCGGTGACCGCAATGCTCCTGTCGACCTTCACTTCCACGTGACGCTCACGACGACAGCGACGCCCGAGAACCGACACAAGGTCATCGAGCGGTTCAACCGCGAGCTGGAACTCCAGTTCGGTTCAGCCATCACAGTCAAAGAGATGAAAGCAGCCCAAATCCAAGTGCCTATCGGGGGGAGCAGCCCAGACCATGCTGCAACAACTTCACGAAGAGATACTCACTGACCCTGACACAAACTCCTGGCAGCAGTACGGAGCCTGCCGCACGGTGACAACCCTTACCCTCGCTGATTTTTTCTTCGAGGGCCGGTTCAAGCCTGGATCTGAAAACGAGAAGGCTCACATCAGTCGACTGCGTGCTGTGTGCGCGTCGTGTCCGGTGAACGAAGAGTGCGACAACTGGGCGACCCGCAACCACGAGGCCGGGTACTGGGCGGGACTCACGGAAGACGATCGACGTAAGCGCAAGAGCCGACTCAAGCGTGAGCGGTGGCGAGCGTCCGACAAACAAAGGGAGAGAAGACGTGCTCAACGAGAAATGCTCGAGTTGTCGTTTCTTTCATCCGACGACTGAACGACAGGGGGAGTGCCGGCTCGAGCCGCCGAGCGTGCACGTGATCATCCCGCCGGTTCCGGTCGGCGCGGCGGCGCTGATTCAGAACAGCCCTTCGCCGATCAACGTGTCGCAGTGGCCGATCGTGCAGCCCGACCAGTGGTGCGGGAAGTACGTCGTTCATCCCGACACGCCAGAGTTCTGATGACCGTCGAAATCAAGGAGGAGGAACGACGCACACTCGCCGAGCGTCTGCGCGAGCGCTACGGCGACGACATCGCGGATCGGATCCTGGCGCCAGGATGGATGGATGACGCGGTGCGGGAAGTACGGGATTCAAGCTCGACGGCGCGCGCTCGTTTCGACGACGCCGCGATGACGCGCACAGAAGCACTCCCTCGTCAGGAGATCGTGAAGCAGGTTGCGGCTGCACGGTGGAAGTCACGGCGCGAGAACGAAGCGACGAGAGAGAAGACGCCTCTCCCGTCATGCCCGACGTGCGAGCCCGAGAAGTCTCAGGTTGTGCCGTGGACTGGTGACGGCGTCGGCAACGTGACGACGTGGCACTGCATCTCGTGTCAGAGCTACTGGGAGGTGTCGTGAGGACAATCATGGCAACCGCAGAATCATTGGTCGCCACATCGTTACAGATGGTGCCGTCGCGATGATGATGCTCTCAATAGACGGCGACCGTCGCAAGTACATGATCGCACCGAGCGCCTACTTGAAGATGAAGATCGCATGACGACGCGTCCCGAGAACGGTCACGACGATGGTCCCGACGGCGACAAGGTGCGGAACATCGTCTCTGGGTCCAACTGGACCGCGGTCTGTAGTCGCTGCCCATTCACGATCTCTCCGACCGATGAGCGCGGCCCTGCAATCGACGCCGCACAAACCCACGTCCGCGAAACCGGCCATGAGACGACATTCGTTGCCGAGATCACCTGGTCGTTGTCGAAGGTGGACCCGTGACAACGACGTTCTTTGAGCGCGCCGCCTGCAAGGGTCTACCGACAGAAGTGTTCTTTCCTGAGCACGGACGCCGCGGCACAGAAGCCATCGCTGTGTGCAAGGTCTGCCCAGTGATCACCGACTGTCTTCGCTACCACGTCGCCGTCTCGGACGAAAGCAACGACGGCGGCGGCGTGTGGGGCGGCACGACCGAACGCGAGCGCAAGCGAATGAGGAGAAGCGCATGACATTACGCGAGCCAGCCGAGGTCACAGTGCAGCACATCGCCTTTGGTTACACGTTGCGCTGGCGCAGGCTCAACAAAACTTATGATACTCCGTATTGGACTCCGTATTGGAAGTGGCTCCCCTCCAAGCGTTGGGCAAATTGGAGTGCACGACGTATCGCAGCGCGCCTCGATCGTCAGATCGATCGTCACTACAACGCGTTCTGGAAGGTTCGTGCATCATGATCACCCCGACGTTTTATCTCGTGAAGGGCGTTCAGCCTCAGCCGTGGACGGCGCCGACGTTTACGCGCGGTCGCAGTAAGACCGTCACGTTCAAGAATGGTCCGCTCGACATCTACCAACGTGCGCTCGCCGAGGCGATCCTCGACATCCGACCCGACGTCGTTCCCACCACCGAGGACATCGCGCTCGACCTGTGGATCTGGCGAGAGCTTGAGCAGTACGAAACCGAGAGCGGTCGCAAACAGACGACGCACCGCGCCGACCGGTCGAACATCCTGAAGGCCACCGAGGACGCGCTACAGAAGTCGAAAGAGGCGCTTCGTGGAATTCTCTTCTTGAATGACGTTCAAGTCGTGAGTGGAAACACCGTCATCGTTGAGCAGGAGATCGGCACAGAGCCGTGCGTGCTCGTCAAAATCGGACCACCCTCCTTCGGGATCGGACCCTTGGCGCGCGCGAACCTTGAAATTAACGGTAGATCGTGGGTAGAGATCTCATGATCCAACACGAGATTCGCCACGGCGACTGCCGTGAACTGATCAAGCGGATCGACGAGCCCGTTCAGTGCGTGATCACCGATCCGCCTTACGGCAAGAACTTCCTTTCGCACCGTGCCATCACTCCGCACGGCAAGACCTTCGCTCAGGAAATCGCCGGCGACGAAACGCTTGAGGGTGCCATCTCGCTGTTCAGCGAGACGATGGACCTGTTGCTCCCGAAGTGCAGTGACCCTTCCGAGCTCTACGTGTTCACGAACTACGACATCATCGACACGTGGCTGCCAGCAATCCGCGACCTCAAGCGGCATGGATTCTCTTATAAAATGCTGCTTGTGTGGCAGAAGGGCGTCCCTGGTCAGGGAGATATCGATGCCTGCTGGGGATGCGGCCATGAGTTGATCATGTACTGTAAGCGCGGGCGGCGCGACGTGCCGTTCCGACGCTCAGGCATCATCGCCGTGGACAAGGTTGCGAACATGCACCACATCCACAGTTCGGAAAAGCCCGTAGCTCTCATCGAGAAGCTCATCGAGATGAGCACCGATCCCGGCGACCTGGTGGTCGACCCGTTCAGCGGCTCGGGCAGCACGGTGCTTGCCGCTCGGAACCTGGGCCGACGCGGACTCGGCATCGAACTCGACGAGAAGTATGTGCAGGGTTCGCGCAGGCGTCTAGAACAGAAGGTGTTTGGGTGAATGAGGAACGCAAGCTCCTGATCGCCATCCTCAAAGAGATGGAAGCGACCAGGGGTTGGTACTTCCGATGCCTTCAGCCGCACAGCAAGTCCATCGCGGCTGCGCGGAAGTTCTTGAAGCGTCGCGCTGACCGGGAATACAGATACGAATAAAAGACCCCCCCACCAGCTTCAAAGTCTAAACACGATTCTGACACGCTTTCTGCGGTGCCCCCGCAGGACCCGCAAAGACAGCAAATTGCGCGGTTCTTCACGTTCGACGACAAGGATCGCGAATGGCGAGAACGTGCGCTCTGTCGAACTCTCGACATGCCCGTTGCCGAAAGGGTGAGGCTCTTCTTTCCTGTACGCGGCTCAGCGCAGAAAGAAGCCAAGGCGATCTGCGCCGCGTGCCCGGTCAAACGCGAGTGCCGGGCGTACGCCGAAAAGTCGAAGTCCTACTACGGGATCTGGGGCGGCGAAGCTCGACCGCACTTCGTGCAGCGGGAAAAAGTTGCTTCCCCGTCGGAGACGCTGACACTGGTGTTCGGCGATGAGCCAGACAAGTCTGGACAATGGCGCCTGCCAGCACTTGAACGCTTCTACCGCGGCGAATGAGCAATGAAGCTGCGAACGCTTTCGGCTAGCGCGGCGGATTGCTATGAGTCGTGCCCGGCGCGCTACAAGGCGCAGTACCAGGGCGAACGCGTTCAGGAAGTCGCATCCGGCGCGGCGGATATCGGGACGGCCTGTCATGAAGCGCTCGAGCTGTTCGTCCAGGAGATGATCCACGCAGGCCAACCTGCCGGAGAACCGCGTCTGAAGGAACTTCTCGAGTACTTCAACACCGCCTACTGGAAGCTCTTCACAGATCGCGAACGCTACGACGAAGGCGTCGCCATGCTGAAGACCTGGCACGCCCGCATGGACTGGACTGGGCGCACCGTCTTGTCGACCGAGACGAAAGAGTTCTTCCCACTCCCGACGTCGATAGGCGACGTGCGGGTGAACTACATCTACGACCGACTCGATCAACACGCCGACGGCACGGTCGAAGTCATCGACTACAAGACGGTGTCGCAGCCGATTCAGCCGGGCGAGCTCAAGCACCGGATCCAACCGCGGCTCTATGCCCTGGCCGCAGCGATCAAGTTCCCCGACGCACCGAAGATCAAGGTCACGCTCGACCTCCTGCGCTACGACCAGGTCGGCACCGTGTTCACGCGCGACGACAACGTCACGACGTGGAAGTACCTCAAACACCTGGCCGAGCGCATCATCGCCGACAACACCGCGAAGGAGCGCGTCAATGCTGACTGTCGTTGGTGCATCCGACGTGATATCTGTGCGTCTCTTCGTAGGCACGTTGCCATCGGAGGACCCCTTTCCTTGGACGACCCCGTCGCAGCAGTCGATCTTCGCCGCGAGCTTGTCGATCAAAAGTCTGCCATCGGCAAAGTCCTCGACGACATCGACGACTACCTGATCGACTGGGCGCGCGAGCACGACACGCTCGTCCTGGAAACTGACCAGACGGTCATGGAGATCGGGGCGCGCCAGACCCGCGGAATTGACGCCGAGCGCGCCGCCCAGGTCATCGGTGCCGAGATTGTTGCTCGCCACGGATCTTTGACAATGACCGAAGTCGACCGTTTGCTCAAAGGGTCGGAACTGAGCGACGAGCAGAAGATGTCGTTGCGCGCACTGATCACGCGCAACTACGGCTCGCCAAGCGTCAAGACGAAGTCTAAGCCTGCTCACGAGAGGAATCCATGAGAGTCGCAGTCTCCGGTGGCGCAGGCTTCTTGGGCCGTGCCACCGTCAATCGCCTCCACGGGCTGGGTCACGACACGCTCTCGATCGACCGATCTACTGACGGCCACAACGCCGAGGACCGGTGGGCCTTCGACGTACGCAACGCCGAGGCGATGATGAAGGCAATCGACGGCTGCGACGCCGTGATTCACCTGGCGGGCGTGCTCGGAACGTCGGAACTGTTCGACACGCCCGAACTCGCGATCGACGTGAACGTGCACGGCACGCTGAACGTCCTACGTGCGTGCGTGGCTGCCGGAGCGACCTACACCGGCATCGCAATGCCGCCGGTCTTCCCGTCGATCTACACAGCCACCAAGGTCTGTGCGACACGACTGGCGTCGGCGTTCCACAACAAGTATGAGCTGCCGGTGTCGCACGTGAAGGCCTTCAACGCCTTCGGCCCCGGCCAGGCGCACGGACACGGACACCCGCGCAAGATCGTTCCGGCGTTCTCGGTGGAAGCGTGGCAACGCAAGCCGTTGACGATCTGGGGTGATGGCGAGCAGACGGTCGACCTCATCCACACCGATGATCTTGCTCACCTGCTTGTCGACGCGATCGGCTTTGGCAACGACGAGACCTTCGACGGCGGTACCGGTACCTCGATGACGGTCAACGAGGTGGCCCGCTGGGTGAACATGGTAGCGATGAACCAGCACAGCGGCGTGCAACACATGCCGATGCGCCCTGGCGAGATTCCGACGAAGATCCAAGCGCAGGGTGAGGGTTGGGATCTCCTCGACTGGCGACCGCGTCTTCAGATGCAGTCGTTCGCTGACGCGGTGTTGTCGTACAAAGAGCTTGCCGAGCGCAGCGCGTGAAGCTCGCCATCTACACCGCAAACTTCGGCGGCATCGACACGTTCCACACACTGGCTGACCTCCCGAAGAGTGACCTGTACGACCGGGTGCTCTTCACTGATGACCAGACCTGTCGCTGGCGAGCAAACGAACTGGCCGACCACGTCTTCGTCGTCCCGCCACAAGCCAACCCGCGCCTCCAGGCCAAAGCCTTCAAATGTCAACTCCACTCGTTGCAGCATCACGTCTCGATCTGGGTCGACAGTTCGGCGGTCATTCCGGACGGGGAAGCGCTCGTCCGGATGGCGCTCGAGCACCTGCCGTTCGGACTCTGGGCGCACCCGGATCGCACGAATATCTACGACGAACTCAAGCTCTCGGAGACCCTCCCGAAATACCAAGATCAAGTGCAGGAAATGAAAGACATGGTCGCCGACTACGAACGCTACGGCTTTCCGGTGCACCGCGGCCCGCTCTATGCCTCGGGTGTGATCGTTCGCGATCACCGCGATCCCGTCGTGAACGCTGCGATAGCGCGTTGGTGGCGCGAGATCACCCACTGGGGCGTGACGCAAGATCAGCTTTCCCTTCCCGTCGCACTGGAAGATGTTTCCGTTTCGACCTTCCCGCAGAACCTCTGGACCAACGACTGGGTCCAGTGGGCCGGCCATAACCATCAGAGGTGAGCACTTGCGAAGATTCCAGCTAGAGCGAGATGAGGATGAAACCGGTGTATCCGGCGAAGGCATCGTCGCTTGGGGTATCGAGTTCCCTGACGGCGTGTGCGTGACGCGCTGGTGCGTGACCGACATTCGTCAGACGTGCGTGTGGGCCTCGATGACCGACATCGAATACGTGCACGGTCACGGCGGCAAGACGCGCATCGTCTACTTGGATGTAGCATGAAACTCGAACTTGGCGGTGGGCATCTCTGCCCTCCTGACGCAGTGAATCTGGACCCCGTGCACGGGCAGAACGAGTGGCGTCGACTCGCCCAAAGCGCGCCCTGGCCTTGTGAGCCCGAGACTTTCGACTCCATCATGGCGAGTCACGTGATGGAGCACATCCCCGCCGGCCAGGACCGCATCAACGTGATGAACGAAGCCTGGCGCGTAATCAAGCCTGGTGGGGTCTTCACGATCATCGTTCCCCTCATGCCTTCGTGGCAAGCCCTAGCGGATCCGACGCACGTCTCGTTCTGGTGCCCGCAAAGCCTGGAGTATTTCACCGGGCGGTTGAGCGCGCAGGCTGATTACGGAATCAAGTACTGGGACGCCGAAGCCATGATCGTCGAGGACGAGTGGCTTGGCACGTGGAAGGGAACGAAGCGCTCATGATCTCTACTTCTGATGACGAATTCGTCACACCACCAGAGAAACGAGCGGCCGTTCGTCGATGGAATGTCGAGAACCGTGATCGCAAACGCGAGAACGATCGACGATACCGCGAGACCCATAAGGAAAAGAAGCGCGAAAACCTGGAGGCGCATTCATGATCGTTGTAGCAACGACGATGGCGCCTTGGAAGGCCAGACTCGGTCAGGTCAACACCTGGCTAGAGAACGCCGAGGAGATGGTCGATTCAGTCGATCCCACAGAGGTGCGATTCTTTGCCGCCATCGAGGTCGACGGCGAAGGACTGGACCCCTACGCGCACTTCCTCGATGATTACGAGGGCGTCTGTCGAGTGACTGAGACATCATGTGACTACTGGCGCTTCGCAATGGATGATGGTCATTCCGCCGTAACCGGAAATGACAGACTCTTGAGAATTTGCTGCGGACGCAACATGGCCCACGAGTACGCCCAACGTAACGGCGCGTCGCACATCTTGTTCGTGGACAGCGACGTGCGCGTGCCCGGCGACACGATCCCGAAGCTGCTGGAACTCGATCATCCGATCGTCGGCGGCTTCATCGGCGCGTACGCAGGCGTGCACTGGTATGACGGGCCGAGCGTGCCGACGGCGCCGGGCGACACTCGCATCCACTGGGACAGCGCTGGCTGCCTGATGGTCGCGTCCGAAGTGTTCTCGCGCGTCGCGTGGAACTACGACCTGAGTGCTGGCAACACCGACGATCCGGCCTTCCAGCGCAACGTCGAAGAACTACTCGGCTACCAGACCTGGGTGCGGCATGACTTGTTGTGCGAGCACGTCGGCCCCTGTGGCGTCGAAGGCCGCGGAGCGGAGCGCGTCCCGTGGTGAGAACAGTCGTCGGCATCCCGACGCTCGGCGAGTCGGAGTTGCTCGGCCCGCTCGTCGATGAGCTCGTCCGGCAGGGCGGCTTCGACGACCTGTTGATCATGGACGACCGCAACCGTGCCGGGTTGGGATCTTTCTACTCGACGTGGAATCGCTCATGGCGATATGCCGCGCACAAGATCTCTGAATTCGACAGCACGCCAATCGTTTGTGACCCCGCGAACCTCGTTCTCCTCAACGACGACATCGTGATTCCGAAGCGCTTCGTAGAGCGGCTGTGTGACGCTCTGCGCTCACGCGAAGACGCGTGGCTCACGTACCCCGATTACACGCTGGCGATCGAGCAGGACGGCAACGTGCCGTTCAGGCTGACACCTACGCTCGGGACGTACCGCCAAGGTGGGATGTGGGGGGCAGCCTTCGCTCTGCGCGCCGAACTGTTGAACGATCCGTTGCCGTCTATTGACGAGACCTACAAGATTTGGGCTGGCGATGACATGCTCGTGGAGGAAATCAGACTACACGGCGGCAAGACGTACCGCGTCGAGGGACTCGCGCTCGAGCACGCTGCGAGCACGACATTCTCTAAGCACCCTGAACTTCAAGCGCCGGGTTGGGAAGACCTGGAACGGTTCCAGAAGAAGTACCACTCGTGAGAGTCGCCTACATCTCTCTCGATTGGTCGGGCATGCGTGATGAGAACGATCACCCGACGCCAGGGGGTTCTGGTTGGTACCGGCTCGCGATGCCGGTGCAGTACCTCCAGGAGCACGCCGCCGAGCACGGACATACGTTCATCCTCGGCAACCGAGTCTGGTTCGACGTGAAGAAGGAAGTCTTCACGACGACAGACTGGGACGAGAACTCCTACGAGGATCTCGACTTCGTCGTCCTCTCTCGCTGGATGGACCACATAGCTCCTGACGCAATTCGTGCAGCGCGCGCGTCGGGGCAGGTCGTGATCAACGACGTCGATGACTACTTCGACGGGCTGCATCCATCTAACGCCGCCTGGAAGGTGACACACCCGGCTTACAGCCCTCAGTCGAACCGCAACATCTACCGGCAGGTGCTCGGCGCCAGTTCGGGCATCACCGTCAGTACGCCGTTTCTGAAGACGAAGATGTCGGAGTTGAACGAGCGTGTTGTGTTATTACGCAATGCCATTGACCTGGAGAGATGGCAAGCGCGCGATGTCTCGGGTGATCCGATCGTCGGCTGGGTTGGCGCGACGCCGTATCGGTCTGAAGATCTACAGACCGTCGTGCATCCGGTGCAGGAATTCCTACGCTCGCATCCCGAGAGCGCGTTCTTCCACGGTGGAGCGATGCCAAATCAAGGAGTCGAGATCCCCGAGCTGATGGGTGCGTCGGGCCGGCGAGCTCGAGCCAGCTCCATGCGCTCGATCCTGACTTACCCGGAATTCTTTGCGAACTTCAACATCGGAGTCGTGCCGCTGAACAATATTCCCTTTAACGCAGCGAAGTCGGCTTGTAAGGGGCTCGAGTACGCAGCGTCAGGGATCCCGTTCATTTCGACTTGCACACCCGAGTATGAATGGCTCGCTCGAGCGCACCTGATCGGGCACGTTGTTCGGAAGCCTAAGTACTGGAAGCCAGCACTCAACTGCTTCGCCGACGCCGACTACCGCATCCAGGTCGGGCGTGACAATCGGGCTCGCGTCGAAGCCCTCGACATGGAACTGCACTGGCGGGACTGGCTCGACGCGATCCTAGAGATCGCCCGTGGTTAGGTCGATCCGCACTTCGCCTTGATGGTGTCGAACACGTTCGGCGCCGACTGAAGGTGTTTGGCCGAGGCCAGGGCTGACGCGTCGTCGCGGTTGAACGAAGCCAGGATGATCTTGCCGATGTCGATGCGGAACTGTTGCTCGGCATCGTCGGCGACCTTCGACTTGCAGTCACCGTGCGACGACAGTGACGCAACCGCGTGCAGGCTGTTGTCGCTGCTGAACGAGACGAACATGGTCGTCATCGTCACGATCAGGATGATGAAGGCGAGTAAGAGCGCCGACCAGAGCGTGCGAGGTGACAGAAGGTGCACGGTGTCGGTACTCCGTTGCAGTGCGTCGTCGCGGTCGGGCTCAATCATTGAAGAACTCCTGTGGGATCTGAATCCGACCGTCGCGGCGAATCGCCTCGACGAGCATTTCAAGTCGTCGATCGCACCGCGCGTTCTCGGCTTCCAAGGCTTCACATCTTTTTCTGAGCGGATCGATCAACTGCGTGCGGCTCATTCGGTTCGCACCGATGAGTTGGATAACGAGATACACAACGACGGCAAACAAGCCGAGTACGCCGCCGCCTGCAACCCACTGCGAAAGTTCCTGCGGCACGGCAACCCCAACGCGACTTACGTGATACCCGCGACCGCCGAGGTCGAATCCGTTCTTCCCCGACGGCCCGCGAGCGCCGAACCGCCACAAGTGCGGTCCTGTGATTCTGTCAAGGACGCCACGCTCGGTGCGAGTGATCGCGCGCGTCTTTAGTGGGGTGCACCAAGTCTTCCGATGTCATGCACCGAGAACGAGAGGAACGTCGTCGCGTTCTGGATCCCCATCACTCCAGTCGCGCACGTGGCACGCAACTTGCGTGTGACCGCAGGGTTGCCGATGCCCGCCTCGATGTAGGTCCAGTTGAGCGTTTCGAAGTCACCAGCGTTGGGAACGCGCAGCACCGCGTGATCGAGCTCGACGTTGGTGTCCGTGCAGAGTCGGATCACGCAGTCGCCATCGTTCGTGTTGTTCGACACGAGCGCCCTGATCCGGAACTCGTACACGCGATTCAGATACGAGGTGTAAGTCAATGCGGCCGGGACGGCTCCGTTCGCCAGGACATCGACCTCGGTGGTGATCGACCCCTGGTTGATGCCGTTGAAGAGCGAGTTGATGTAACCCCAGGAGGTATTCCATGGCGGTGTCCAACCAATGATGGGGTCCTGGAAATAGAGGGTATTCCCGGTGTCAGTCTCGTAGATGCAGTCGCCCTCCACCGGGAACGCAGGGCGTGTGGTCGACGTGCAAATCGTGTAGTGCGTAATGGCGGGACTGCTCACTGCCAGTCGAGCGATGTCCTCGGTAGTCGTGCTGAAGATTCCGCCCGCTTGGAGAATTTCAAGCTGTTCACCGCCGGTGAGGGGCGTCGCGGCGACGGTCAGACCAGAGATGTCAGTAGGCACAGTGATTGTCGTAGACGAGTCTGCGCCGAGCCCGGCGATGTAGCGCGACCCAGAGCGCCCGACCACGCGCACCGTGTCGCCCGCGACGGGAGCGATCCCGAATCCGTAGGCGATTGAGACGGGGAGTGTCGCTCCGGTCATGAGGACGCTTGCGTGGCGCGACACGTCGTCGACCACCTGGACGACTCCAAACTCGTCGGGAGGTACGAGCTTGTTGACGGTGTCCGTCGCGATCTTTCGCATGTAGTCGCGCATGCGCGCTGCGACGTGAACATCCTTGAAGGTCGCGCTCATACGACGGACACCACCCTCTTCATCACGCCCGTCATTGGGTCGATCCCCATCGGGATCTCAAAACTCGACAACAGGTAGTTGGTCGGCTGACCGAGTTCGGGATCAGGATCGACGTACGAGACGACATCGCCGCCGTCGAGCCAGGGGACAACGATGCTCGTGAAGTCAATTTCGTAGCTCTCGAGCGCCATGACTTTGAGGTAGGCCGCGGCGAGCGTGGCGGCTTCCTGGTCACTGGCGACCAGGCTCGACAGGAACGACCATGTCCGGTCGCCGATGCCGGGGTTACTTCCGTCACCCAGGCCAGATGTCGCGTCGCCGACGTACACGGGCGAGCTCGGGTCGGTGACCAACGCCTCGGCGAAAACGAGGGAGTTACTCTGGCCCGATCCGCGCACGACGATGTGGTTGTAGAGGCTGGAGTCGTTCGTGCTGCGCACCGGTGGCGAATCGCCCGCGACCAAACTGCCATCGGGATCGCCACCCTTGAAGGTCCACACCGGAGCGAAGGTCGTGGGATCTTGGAACGGTCGCACAAGCAAGGTGCTCTGCGCCGTGAAGAAGATTTCGTAGCCCAGAGCGTTGAGAATGGTTTGCAAGGATGCCAGTCTCGTGCTGTCGGCTTGGAAGGTCTGGTCGAACGCCAGACGCGGCGCCGTACCCGCCGCCCACGGCACTGACACGTTCGTGATGCCGGCATCGGCAGCGACGGCTTGGACGATCACTCCGACGTCTGTACCGGCCGTGAAAGTCACTGTGTTGGCGTACTGGGAAGTGATCAAGCGCTTCGTGAGATCTCGTCCAGTTACGTGGATGGTCGACGGCACATGCGAGTCTTCGACGCGGTCGATCATGAAGTCGCCGATCGGCACCTCAAAGAGTTGCGAGTTCCCGTAGTAGAAGCCGTAGTAGGCGCGAATGATCTTGTCGTACCAGAGTTGTCCGACACCGATCCGAAGACGGCTATCGGTGGGGACGAAGTTGATGTCGAGCGTGCGGCGCTCATCGCGTGTGATGTCGACCGAAACGCTGCCACCAGCGTTCATCTCGATCGGGCACGCACTCGATGGCATCCAAAGCGTCGACTGATCAGCCTCGTAAATCTCCAACCGACGCGAAATCTGCACACGGCCGGCGAGCAGTCGCTTCGTTTGCGAGACGGTGGGCGGTCCACCGGTGCCGATGCCGCCGCCACCGACCGTGCCGGTTGGAGGTCCACCAGTGGAGGGTGGTCCACCGCCGCTCCCACCGCCGCCGGGAATGGTGCCGTACTCGAGGAGAAGATCCTGTCCGTTTTCGAGAAGTAGTTCGGCGCCGGATTCCAACAGAAGAGAAACGCCAGGGCCACCGGCGGTGCCACCGCCAGGGCCACTGCCACTGCCCCCGCCGCCCGACCCTCCACCTCCAGAGCCCCCGCCGCCGGTTGGGACCACAACCTCAAGTGCAAGCGGTTGACCCGATTCAAGAAGAAGTGAACCTCCCGACTCGGCCAAAAGTGCGACGGTGTCGCCGCCGCCCCCTGGAGCCGGAGTAGGTGGGTCGGTGATGGCAGCACCGAACGCATGCGCAGCAGGGGACGTTCCGTTGACGCCCCGGATTACATTCCAAAAGGTGAGATCGGAAGGATACGACAGCCCCGTCACCGTCATCTGTTCCGAGTCGATCAGAATGTTGAAAGGGAACGATGTCAGTGGAAAGGTACTGCTGAGCGCCTGGATGTTGAGTTGGATGCCGGGCGGTCCCGCAACGGTCTCGCCAAGGGTTGCGTGACTCATAGTGTGCTCGTGTTCGGCAGGACGCCCATGTAGGGGATCGTCAGCACGCCGTATTCACGGACACTCAACCCGGCCTCTCGCGCAAAGTTCATCTTGTCTACGTCGACCGTGTAGACATCGCCGAAGGGCGTGCGGATCATCAGGTCAAAGCTCTCGTTGATCGCGAGATCCTTGAGACCGGCGATGATTTGACGCTTCTCGCGCGCGGTTGCGTAGGCGGTGTCGGTCAGGTGCACGGTCAGCGAGCCGTTCACTCCTAGCTTCGTGCTGTACTCGACGCGTCGCCCACGCCCGAGCAGATGCAACTCGTTCGTGTCGTACTCGTCGTCGAAGGCGTCGCTTGTCACGCCCTCTAGAAGAAAGAAGGAACCAACTGAACGAAGCACGTACGAGCTCGCCGGCGTGCTGTCCAGGTTCGACGCGAGGAACAGGCTGTAGTTGGAGTTGATCGCAGCGATGTTCGTCTGGACGTTGGTAGGATCCGAGAGCACGTTCGCGCCGAACCGCGTCGCGACCTGCACAACCTTGTAGTCGTTCAGATCTCCTGCGGCGTAGTCGTGGAAGGTGTAATTCGACGAGTTGACCGTCTCGACGTCGATAAGTTCCCACTGATTCGGATCGACGATGCCGCCGAAGCCGGTGACCGTGGTATCCCAGCGACGACGACGGAACACCCACCAGGCGACCCATGTGCTGTCCTTGGAGGCGTTGGTCCACGCGACCGTCACGTAACCAAGAGTGGCGAAGGGGGAGGGGTCGACCGTGAACGACGGCGCCGCTGGCGACGACCAGGCAGTCGTGAACGCGTGCGTCCCGTCGCTGGTGAGACCAACTCCGTCAGTGACGTTGACCTGGACGGTGTAGCTGTTGCTGTTCTTGAGGATCCCGCTCGGCAACGCGAACGAGAGCGGGTTGCCCGCGAGCACGCCTGACAGGTAAACGACGGTGCCACCGGCGGTGACGTCGTAGATGATCACCTCATAGAACGCACCAGCCGTCGAATCCGAATACGTCCAGGTGACCGTCGGCGTCGGGTTGGTGATCGCTCCGGTGGGAGCGGTGACGGTGATGACCGGCGCGTCGGCCAACACGAACGGTACGAGGTCGGAGACTGGTCCTTGCTGGCCGTCCCGATCCCACAAGGTGACAGACCAGTAGAGCTGCTCACCTTTGTGGCCGACAGCAATCGAGATGCCGCTGATCACGTTGTTGGGCGACGTGACCTTCGTGGTGTCAACGATCGGCGTCAACGTGTGGTCGTAGATGATGATCTGGTAGGCGGTCTGCGTGTCGCCGGGATCTGTGTCGTTGAACCCCCAAGCGAACACCTGCGAGCCATACAAGGTCGCCGTGCTCGCCAGACTCGACGGCGACATATTGATCGCCTTCGGTGGATGCGAGATCGGGAAGACAACATACGGCGACCAGTCACTCGCGACCCAAATGCCTCCGTTGGCGGCGGGTACTGCTCGAGCGCGCACGTACCAGGTGCCGACACTCAGGCGCTGCGCGTCGGGAATCGTCGCGTTGTGGATCGTGCCGACCTGAGCGAGTGCGCTGTCGGGCTCGACGTAGTTTCCGGTGTTGGTGGTGAAACCAGCGTCCGACGCCCACTGCCATTCGACCTTGATGAACGGGAACGGCGAGAAGGTCGAGTTGATGATGTTCGCGCTGAGCACCGGCGTGTCGGTACCCTGCTGCGTCGTGGGACCGATCGCGTGCGGTGGGACAGGCCAGGGATTGCTCACGACATCGACTCCAGGTTCCGAATAAAGGCTTCCGCGTCGTCGCCGTTCTTGACATTCGGGAAGACGAGGTCGCCATGGAAATGATTCTCCGTCTTCGAGGAACCACTCGTCACGAGCGTGTTACCGCCCTTGTCGATGAACTTCTCCATGCGGTCCATCGTTCCGACGAGTCGAGACATTGAGAACCCAGACGGCAACGGTGCCACGAGCTCGGGACGGCCGGCTTCGGCGATTCGTGCGTGGATGCCGCCGGGTACCGGCTGCGCGATGCCACCTTCGGCCAGGTGGAACCCGAGCACCGACTTCACGATCGGGCCGACGATTGGCAGACCTTCGATGACACCCACGCCGGGGATGTTCTTCGCTGCATTCTGCATGCCCGTGAGCAATCCACCGAACAGGCTCTTGCCAGTGTCCAGCAGCCACGTAGACGTGTCGCCAAGCGCACCAAGGATCGTGTTCTTCAAGCCCGAGAAGAAGGGCGAGACGAAGTTGTTCCACACGCTCTGGATGCCGTTCCACGCGTCGTTCATGAGGTTCGATCCCCACGTCAGGAACCGACCACCGGTGCCTGCGACGGCGCCTGAGATCCGATCCCAGGTCCGAGCGAAGAACGGTTGGATGTACTGATTCCAGACCTGGCCGATGCCGCCGAACATCTGCACCATGAGGCCTTCGCCCCAGTTGAAAAGGTCACGTCCGATGTTGCCGAGCGCGTGCACGATCTTCGACGGCAGCTTCTTGAACCAGGTCTCGATCCCGTTGACGATGTCGGGGATGATCGAGTGACCGAGGAGCTTGTCGTACGCCCACACAAATGGATGGATGATCGCTTCGCCGACGCCGATGAGACCTTCCCAAAGATTCCTCCCCAAGCTCTTGAACCCGTCCACCATCGCACCAGGGAGACTCTTGATCCAAGGGAATGCGGTCTTGTCCCACCAGTCCTGGAATGAGTGCCAGTTCTGCTTGAACTCGTCGAAGCTTGGGCTCGGCATGTGGATGTTCAGGATGTCGAGCTTCGTCTGGACGTGCTGCTGCCACCAGCCGCCGGGGCCAGCGAACTCGTTCCAGGAGTCCTTGAAAGGCTTCGTAAAGATGTCGCCGAACTTCACCCTGCCGAATGCCTTCTTGACTCCGTTCTGGTATGAGTCGACGAGCTTCTGAAGATCCTCGGGGTCGGACGGCACGGATGTCGGCAAACCCGGTACCTTGATGTTCCCGGCGCCAGCAGCGTCGGCGAGCGCGCTGTTGAAGTCTCCTGCGCTCGATGCTGCGTTCTTGAACGTCTGGTCGATCGCCTGGATCATCGACTGGATCGTGTCGTAGGTATCGCCGAGCGCAGAGAGCTTGTCGTTCTGCGTCTCGTACGTCGCGTTCAGCTTGTCGTGCGCGACCTGGGCGTTCTTGACGACGACCTCCTGATCCTTCACGCGGTCGTTCGCGAAGCGGTAGCTCGTCGTGAGGGCGTCGACCTTGCGCTTCTCGAATTCGACGCCTGCGATGATGCGGTCGAACGGCATCGCCTTCATGGCGGTCGCGGCCTGGTTGATCTGGCGAGTCAGCGGATCGAACTCGATCGACTGCTGGAGGTTGAGTTCGTCGCCCTTCTTCTGGAGGTTCGTGATTTCCTGCTCGAGCTTCGTCATCTGGTCGACGGCGTCCGACAGACCCGAACCCGAACCAGTGATCGCGTTGATCTGGTCGTTGAACGGCGCGAGCACATCGGACCCTGCGCCCTGGAGTCGGAGCGCGTTGCGTTGACCTGTGAGCAGCTCGAGTTGGCCGTGGATGTCGTCGAGGTTGCCCTTGGCGTCTTGGAGCTTGTCGAGCTTAAGTTGGAGTTTGTCAATCGCGATCCCGTTGTTGAAGATCGCGTTGGACATCTTCGTTTGGCCGGGCAACGGGGTGTTCGACCATTTGTCGAGGGCGGTCTGCGCGTCGTTCAGCTTGGAACTGAACCCGTCAGCGACGGCCTGCAAATTCGTGAGCTTCGTCTGCTCGACGTCGAGGATCTTCTGCGAGGCAGTGAGCTTCGCGTTCAGCTTGTCGACGACAATCTCCTGGCGACCGTAGGCCGCGGTAACGCGATCGAGGTCTGTGTAGAGCGTGCCCTCGATGCCAAGACCGCGAGCCGCGGCGTTCCCCGCAGCGGACCCTCCTTGTGAGCCGATCGCCTTGATGGCCTGAGCGTTCTCAAGCGCGCGCTGGCCCGCGATGACGTCCGTCATGGCGCCGTTGAAGGCCTTGATGTCGGAGACGGCAGCCCGGAATGCCGTCCCGAGGTTCCCAAGCGACTTGTACTTCGCAGAGATGACGTCCACGCCAGCGACAACCAGGTCGACCAGAGAGGGACTGTGTCGCTGGAAGGGGTTCAAGTAATCCTGGAGCGCCTGCCAGATCGCCTGGCCGAACTGGACGACGACTCGCAGAACGCCGAGGAGTGCGTTGCCGACGTAGCCCGGAAGTTTTCCGAGAGCCGATACGACCGATTGAATCCCGTCGTTGATCTGGCTGCTGAAAACTGCGAGCAGTGCGATGACGCCTGCCGCGAGCGCGCCGATCGCGATCTCGGGGCCAGCGGCGAGCGCTGCGGCAAAAGCCTCCGCGGCGAATGCTCCGATCGCAGGAAGCGTGATGCCGATCCCAGCGAACGCCGCCTCGAAAACGGCCGCTGCTGCGGCTCCGATCGGCGCCATGGCGGGGACGATGACGCCATCCCAGATGATCAACATCGCTACGGCCAGCGCAGCCAAGGTCTCCTTCGTGGCTTCAAACGCTGTGATGAACGCGACTCCGGCCGCGGTCCCGATCGTTGCCATCGCAGGAACGATCGTGTCTTCCCAGAGGACCAACAGGGGAAGTGCGATTGCTGAAAACACCTTTTGGGCGACCGTGAACGCGGTCTCGAATGCGAGTGCGGCAGCGGCGCCGATGTCACCCATGATCGGAAGAATCACGTCTTCCCAGGCGACAAGCGCAGCGGTAGCCGCAGTCTCGAATGCACCCATCACGGCGGTGCCCGCCGCAGCGAAGACCGGCTCGAGCGCGAGCAACGCCTCCTGGAAACCGCCTACGAGAATTCCCACAGTGGCGGCGATGAGTTGAATCACACCCCCGAGCACAGCATCGAGGCCCATGAAAAGTGCCTGAACGCTCCCGCTCAGGATCGACATGATCCCTTCGGAACCAAGGACCTTCGCGAACGTGTCAGCGAGTAGACCAAGAGCCTTGATGGGCAGCAAAAGCGCCTTGCCGACGCCACCCAACACGACGATGAGACCGCCGACGATGCGAACGACTGGCCCAAGTACCGCAAGCAGTCCCAGCCAGTAGAGAATTTGCTTCTGCGTCTGGGGGCTCAGGTTGGTGAATGACTTCACGAGTTGAGTCACCATCTGGGCGAGCTCGAACAGCGCCGGCAACGCCGGGATGATGGCGTCAGCCAGGGCGTTCTCAAGCGACGTCTTGATGATCTGGAAGCGCTGCGGGTTCGACGACAGGATCGTGTTCAAGTCCTGCGTCATGCGCTTGAGTGCGTCGGTCTGGTTGCCCGTCTCGTGGAGCACCTTGTTGTAGTTGGAGAGCGGGTCGACGATGGCGCGTAGGAGGGTGTCCAGACCGTTGACCTGAATCTTGCTGGCAGCCGTTGTGCCAATCAAAGCCTGCTGGGCCGGATTCAGCTTGTTGAACTTCTGGGCGAGAAGTTCCAGCCGTTGGGCACCGTTCAAACTTTGGTAGCTGGCGTCCAGCACGTTGATGCCGAACTCCTTCATCAAGTCGGAAGTCGCCTTCGTTGGAGTGAAGAGCTTCTCCAGGATTCTCGAAAGAACGGTTCCGGCGTTCTGTGCGGATCCTGACGCCGGCACGAGCGCAGCCACCATGGCGCCGTAGTGCTGGAGGTCGACTCCGACCGTGCGCGCCGTTCCTGCGCCCTTGGTCATCGAGTCGAACAGATCGGCGAGCGAGACCTGCGTCGTATCCGAGATCAAGTTGAGTTCGGCGATGGCCTTGTGCAGTCCGTCGGCGGTGAGCCCCCACTGCTGACGGAGCGCGATCACGGCCGACGCGGCATCGGATGCGCTCTGCCCTGACAGCAACATTGCCTGCGCAGTGAGGTCGGTCAGCTTGAGTAGTGCTGAGCCCTGAGCGCCCGCCTTGGCCCACGCTGTGCCGATGTTGATGATGTCGGACTGCTGGATACCGTAGAGCGAGGACAGGGCTTCAAAACCCTGTCGAAGAAGCGTGATGTCTTTGATCGGCCCTTGGTACACGCGCTGCAACTGCGCGCCCGCCGTCTCGTTCTGGAGAGCGAAATGGGTCGCGGCTGCACCCGCGATAACTATCGGGAGGGTGAACGTGTTGGTCAGTTGTCGACCGGCCGTCTGGAGTCGCTGACCGAACTTTTCGACGGTGCTGATCGCAGACGAGACCTTGGCGATTGCCTGGTCGATCGCAGAGGTGTTCGTGATCGATCCGCTGCCGAGCCCACGACCAATAGAACTGAGGCGCTTGTTGATTGCTGCAACTTGCGCGTCGAGGTTCTGGGCTCGTACCACCACCTGGATGTTGAGAACCGAGTCCATCTACCGACCGCCGCGCTGTTTGTACGCCTGCTTCTCTGCTTCGATTGCTTGCTTGTTGCGCTCGTAAATGGCTCGGCGGCTGAATATGAGGGTGATGTCCTCGAGAAATTGAGGGTGCTGGTCGTACAGCCCTCCGGTATTCGGCAGGTGCGCCCAGCTCATCGCTTCACACAGGGCGAACAGCCGAATGGACTCCGGAAGCCAGGGAAGTGGTTGCGGATCCGCCTTGGAGTCGCCCGCTTCGATCCAGCTATCGACTAGCTCGAGGAACGCGCTTTTCCCTCCTCCTCCTCGACCTTCTTGGCTCGGAGTTCGTTCAGGTTCTCGATCTCTTGGTCGATCCCCTCGACGGTGACCTCGGAGAGCAACCAGGGGTTGTGCTTGCGGATGTCCTTCTCGACGATGTCGAGTTCCTTCGGTGGGAACTTCTCCAGAATGAGGTTCAAGTTCTGCGGCGTGAAGGGGAATGCCGCGCCATCCTTGAGAAGGTTCCAACCGACGATCGCGAGCTTGAGCAACTCGGTACGGTCGTCGCCGGGCGCCAGCTTCATGCGAGCGTCTTCGGTCTTGCGGTTGATGACGAGGTCGCGGTTGACCGCGTTCATGTACTTGCGCTTCTCACCCTCCATGAGGGTGCGGTGCGTGATCGTCGAAACCCCATCCGAAAGCGTGACGGTGTTCTCGTCGGCAGCACCGAAGAAGTCGACCTGGATGTGATCCTCTGCGCGACCGTGGCCTGGCGTCGGCATCGCATCCAGCACGGCCTGACGCTTCGCCTTGAGCTCGTCGTCCAGTTCCTTTACGTCGGTCATGATGAGCCTCCTGTGCTCTGTTGGGACCTTGTTGACTTGCGGGATTACGCGACAGCGGCGAGGTCGTTGTAGAGGGTCGCGGTGAGGATCGGCGTCGCTGCGACCGGGCGCACGGCCTGGATCTCGATGTCGAACTCGATGACGTCGTCACCGCTGGGCTGCAAACCGAACGGCTTGATGACGGCCGACCCAATGTCGAACGAGCACGAATACAACGTCGCCGCGGTACCCGTGATGAACTCGTAGGTCTGGACCGTGATGACGACGTGCTCGTGTGTGACGAGCCCGCCAGCGGCAGTGGCGGAAGACGTGCCGAACACGGCCTCCCGGTAGAACGCCGCCGACGCGGGACGCACCTTGGCGCCACAGGTGACCAGGCGCCGCTTCTCGGTAGTGTCCCCGAGGAACAGTGAGCCGATTCGGAAGTCGTTATCCTCGAGCTGGTTGTTGATGTCGAAGCTGAACGTCTTCGCCGGAAGCGCAACACCGCCGAGGGTGATCGTGCAGTTCGACGCCACCACTGCGGGCGTGTTGTCGAAGCTCGGGCTCGCCGTCGCCGACGCGGTGGGAACTGCGATCTGCGAGAGAGCGACGAGGTCGCAGGTGCCCATGAGCAAGCCAGTGGCGTCGGCCTCCAGGTGAAGCGCGTTCACCTTGGCGTCGGTGTACCGGAAGTGGTCGAAGTTATTGCCGATGTTCTCTTCGACGGAGAGCCAAGGAAGGTTGCTCACGTCGACCGGAGTCATGACGTGCTTCATGGCGCCGGACTCGGGGTTGTTGTTGGTGTCAGTGTTCGTCCCGAGTGCTCCGTAGAGCAGCGTCGCGAACGAATCCATGCGGGGGTAGAAGGCGTACTGCCCCTTGAATGCGATCGGGCCGAGGTACGCGTCCACCACGTCGCGACCGCCACCGATTTCGGCGTCGGGGATGATCAGGTCGCGCGTGCCTGCAAGCGCACCACTGCGCGTCTTCATGAACACGCCACCGCTGCCGGGGCTGCGGTAGGTGCCCTTGGACACCTGGGTGCGGAAACCAACGCTGCCCGACTGAGCGGTGAACCCCATGATCTGCCTCGCTGTGGGTTTGTGCGGCCCGTTCGCTTTGCCGGCAGTGGGCCTGCGGTTTAACTTCTTATGATGAGATTTCTGTCTCGAACCAACACTGCGTGACACTTGCAAAGACGAACGCACCATTGATGCGATTGTCTTGGTATCGCTGGCCTTGAACTCCCCAGCGAAGGACTCGCTCAGTCACTCCGAGAATCGTCTCATTCAGACCGCCCAAAGCTAGTTTCAATGCGGAGTCCCTGTATAGGGTCGCCCGCAATGACTTTACGAATTTGCTCGAAATAGCAGCACCTTCGTCGCGCTTTGCGTGCTTCATCAAAGTCTGGATATAGACGTAGTACCTGCCGCGCGGCTCACCCGCGCCGATCTCCCAGTCGAGAGGCACCCAGTTGTCGGTGAACACGCCAATGGCGCCGTTCGCGGAAGTATCTGCGAGCGCGTTCTTCTCGATCGTTTTCACATCAGCGAGAGTCCAGAGCCCTGTGGGCGTCGGAGTCTTCACACCGACGAGGGTGTCGACGATGTTGGCCGGAAAGGCAGCGTCAGAGGGCATGAGCGTTACCTCGCGCCATCTCTGTCGTGAACCACTGCATCAGGTCTTCCAGGATGAGGGCTGCGTCGGTCTCGTCGACTGCGACAACGGGGCGCGGAACGGTCGCTCCGAAGTTGGCCTGCTTCGGCTTGCCGCGCTGTGCCGTGTTGAGTTTCTCGAATAGTTCTCCGCCGGGACTGGACGGCCACACGAGGATGGCGCCATCGCCATCAGACATCGTGACGCCAGTGCTGGATGTCATGAACGACTCCAACTCGCCCGTACGCTTGTTGATCGGGTTCGCGCCGGGAAAGCCCGCGCGATCGCGGATGGCGACAGTGCTGAATCGCAGAGGCGCCCACTTGCCTGACGCCTGGTCCCCCTCGGCGTCGAAGCGTGCTTGTGCTCGAGCTTGCAGCGTCTTCGTTGGGCCGACGCGCAGGAACTCTTGTAGTGTCACGGGTTGGAAGATCGACCGCATACGGTCAAGGACCGCGACGACATCCTCCTTCTCGACCTCGATATTGATCAGTGCTTCGGCCATATCACGCAGCCGTGGTGACGTTCGTCCAGCCGGTCGTGCCGTTGGTGTTTACATAGAGGCGCGTCGAGGACGACGATCCGTCCAGCCGGATGTAGACCGAACCCTTCGCCGCAGAGAACGAAGGCACGCCGGTCCCCTGAGAAATGCTTGGCCCAGCGGCACCCCCGAGAGAGATCTTGGCGGTCGCATCGGGCGTTCCGTAACCCTCACCAATGATGAGGTTGTGCATGACGAAAACGTCGTTGTAGATCCCGAGAGCGCCGGTGGCGTACTCTTGGATCACGGCGGTGTTCATGTGTAACTCGGCACCCTTGTCCCAGACGGTGTTCGTGCCAGCATTGCTGACCGGAGTCGAGACGGCGACAAAGTTGTTGTTCCGGATAAGTGTTCCGTCGGCGGTCGAAAGAACCGAGACTCCCGTCGCAGTGCCACCCATCGCAGAGGCATTGAAGGTGTTATTCGAGATGATGTCGTAGTCGCCAGCAGTCTTTACGCCGACGAAGCAACCTTCGAACCGGCAGCCGATCACCGTTGACTGTGAGTTGCCAGCGTTCTGGTTGTCGACCCCGATGGCCGCGCCCTGGATGATCGTCCCAAGCACCTTCAGGGTGTCGCCGATCGTGTTGCGGATCCCTGTCGTGCTCGCCGCGTATGCAGTCGTGTCGTTGAAGTGGGCGTCGATGTATCCGCCGATGACCTTCAACCCATTGGTGTCGTTGTTGTCGATGCCGATGAGGCAGTTGGCAGCGAGGAAGTTGCGCACTTCGGGGTACTGCGACAGCGGATTGCCAGTGCCAGTACCGTCCGAGCGGAGGCCGTAGCCGGCATTGAAGTCGACCGCTGCGCAGTCCTCGACAATCCAGCCATTCGCACGCTTGATGAGGATGGCGCCGGTGGCAGTCCCAGCCGTGTCGTGGAAACAGAGACCTCGAAGGACGGGTCCCTGGAAGATCGTTGACGCAGCGGCCGAGTTGAAGGTGAAACCGACAACACTCGCTGGCACCTGAATCACGACAGCACCGAGCCCGACCGCAGCCCAGCCGCCGTTACCGGCGTCTTCGCCGATCAGGGCGATGTTCGGCGTCGAACTGGTGAGCCCCGACGTGATCTTGTAACCACCGACAGGGAAGACAACCGTGCCGCCCACACTGGGACATGCGTTGAGGGCGTTCTGGATCGCGGTGGTGTCGTTGGTGTTGCCATCACCCTTAGCACCAAACGCCATCACATTGAGGCGAATCCCGAGCTGACGAGGGTTCGCCTTGAGGTCGGTTCCAGTTGTCGCCATCGAAGTGTTCGACACATCGACCATAGGAATGAGGTCGTTCGTCGGGTCGATGCCCTGAGCAACGGCGCTGAGTCCACTCGTTCGGATCGGTATTGCCGTCATAATGTGCTCTCTGTCTCGAGTGGCGGCACAGAAACGGGAGCACCAGGACGCCACACCGTTTTGCTGATCCGCGGCGGGAACTGCGGGCGCATGAATGCCTGCTCAAAAGCGTCCACTGCGCTGTAGGTGTCGTGGTTGGTGATGCTCGGCGCGTTCGCTTGGAAGCTCGTCGGCTCGATCGTCAGGCCGGGGAGCGCGGTGCCACCGTTCAGGATGGAGTTGAGGTCGGTGATGGCTCCGTCGATGAGCTTCTGGCCGTAGTCGTGCACCGAGTTGTCCTCGTGCGCGATGGCGAGGCTCTGAATCAGACGACCGGTGGCGAGCTTGCTATTGATCGTCTTGAGCTTGAGCGTCACCCAAGCGGGAGCCGAGTCGAGGGCGAGTGGCAACACGTACCGCTGACCCAGCATTCCGTTCATCTCGTCAGCAGTGCCGTTGATGTAGTCGTAGTGGTTGATGTCGGGCGAGAGCGTCATGTCTCCAAGGAGAAGGTCACTGATTTCGCAGTAGCCGAAGTTCGGCGCGTTGACCCGGAAGATCAACTCGCCGTATTGCTCGTTGTTGTGGTCGTCCGTGAACTTCAGGACGTACGAGCCAGGCTCTAAGCCGTCGAGCTCGTCGCCCGGAGTCGTCGACCAACTCACCACGAGATTCGGCGACTGCACAACGCTGTCGACGAGCGGCGGGATCGTAAAGCCCGTCGTCTTTGTGAACAGGACCGGACCGCCAAAGGCGAAGCAGTCGAGTTGAATCACGTGCCCGGTCAGGTCAAGCAGGTACCCAGAGTTGTCCCATTGGACCTCAAGATCAAAGTACTTGCCTTTACTGTAAACGGCGCGATTCATGGTCGTCTTTAGATCGGCGTGGACGGCACGAAGGTCGGACCACGTAAGCGTATATGCGTCTTTTCCTGAACGACCATCGATACGGGTAGCTCTTTACGAACGTATTCAATCTTTGTTGCCCCGACACGAACAAGGCACGCCACTCCAAACGCATTGAGATAGGCAGTGGACTTCAAAGTCACATCACCTACGGTCAGCGAAGCTGACGCGCCTGTTGCGCTGATGACGCGCTTTCCCACGAAGGGCACTCCTACGTGTGCCGAGAATGGATTACCCGGAACATGAAGTGTGTAGTGAAGCGTGAACCCAGGAGACCCAACACCAACCGTGCATGAGACCCCCGTCGTATCGATGATGCGCGTTCCCATACGAAGGAAAGACGCCCCCACCAACACGCCACAGGCGATTCCTGTGACCGAACGAGATACCGGACCGGGGTGAAGCGCGAGAAAACCAGCGGCAGCGACACACGTCACGCCAGTTGGCAACAGATGATTCGTCGAAGTCGCCGAGACGGTGCCGAAAATCGCAGACCCCGCGACGCCACCGGTCGTGATGTGCGCTGTCGACTTGACGCCAGGAGCGCCAATAGAACACGTCACAGCCTTGCCGGTGGGAAGAATGCGAGTGATCTTCTTGGCAACGGAGGATCCAACCGTAACCGTGCAACTCACGCCAGACAACGAAAGTGTCTGCGTCGGCGGGATGAGGAAGGTCGCAAGCGCAGAGGCGATCGTGGCGTGACCCGTCGAATTGGCATGAACGGTGTCGCTCATCGAGATCGTCCCGATGGTCCGTAGATCAAGGAACGCGACGTTGCTCGGATCCGCAGCGGCGATTGCGGCCAGAGCGGTGTTGTAGGGACCGATGTCGGGATGACCCGAGGCTGACGAGATGTCGTAGGGACCAAGCAACAGGAACGATGGATTTTGAGAACACATCGACTTCACATTTGCGATGATCTGCGTGATGTTCGCCTGATACGTCGCCGTCGACACGCCGAGTACGCAGTCGTTGATCCCGAGAAAAATGATGCAGAGCGCCGGGTTCACGCAGAGGGTCGCCGAGAGCGGATCTGTCAGTCCAGCGACGCTGAACATATCGGCCACACCACCCGACACCTGACCAACGCGGCCATGATTGAAGACCCGAATACCTTTGCCCTCATCGCTGTCGAAAATTTGGGCACCACAGATGAAAGGAGTCTTACCGGAGGACGGGGTGACAACGGAGGTGTGGGTCCCATGCGAGTAGAGAGCGGAGGTATAGCTACCTTGATAGTCGAGACCTCCTGTCGAGGCGGGAGTGATCGTGTCAGCGGATCCCCCGTCAGTGACTACCGACAATGTGCCGAGTCCACTGATCCCGCGTTGGTGTTGGAATTTGATCGAAGTGCCAGTCCAGTGCAGTGTGACCGTTTCGTTCGCAGCGATAGTCTCAATCTCGCCATTAAAGTTTCGTGAGTCGGTAGTGCCGCTATCGCCGCTCGACCAGGTCCAATACGCCGATCCAGCAGGACTGTTGTTGCTTAACTCGGAGCCGTTGACATACCCGAGGCCACCCACACCGGCCTGATAGTGGGCCTGAAGGTTGCGCGCCAGCTTGGCCGAGTATCGAGAGTCGACGATCGGAAACGCCGCTCCAGGATTGTTCGATCCAAACCCCTGCGAGACGCTGTCCCCGAAGACAATGATGTTGCAAGGCGAAGTGCCAGCGGCACTAAGCGCCGATCGAACTCGGTCCAGTGCGGCCATCTCAGGCGTCCCGCAACGACCAGGAGTTCTGCTTCGTCACATAGAAGGTGCTCAAGCGAACGTGCCCTTTCTCGTGCAGGGCAATTCGCACGCCTGGAGGCGTGACTGTGTGCATCGCCACGGCGTGACCCGGTGTCATCGAAACGCCGACACCAGTCAGGAACAGCGTCCTTGAGGCGTAGTCGGCGAAGGACACCCCAAAATGGACGGAACACACCGCGCCAGATGGCAACACCGTCACGTGTGTATGAAGATTCGGAACTCCGACGTGGATCACACAAGACGCACCGGTTGCCATGATTCCGTTCGAGCTCACCAGCGGCGAACCAGCGGCAGCGGCACTCGCCAATCCAGAGGGCAAGATCACGTAACGACTATGAAGAGTGCACGAGCCAGCACTCGCGGACGACGCAACACCCGAAGGATGAATCTTTATCGTGCTAAGGAGCGTCACGGAGCCAGGGGTGGCAGCAACCGCCAGACTAGGGACCGCGATCGAGCCAGCTCGCGAAATAACGGTGTTGCCGGCCGTCACAGAAACGGCCTTCCCTGCGGGATGCATCGCGTAGCTCGGCGTCACGCTCGTTGATCCGGCGGTACAGGAAATCGACTTCCCTGTGGTGCTGATGTGCGCAATCGACTTCACACCCGGCGCGCCTGGCGTAACAGAGCAAACGAACCCCGTCGAAGAAATCGATACGGCGCCGGGATGCAGCACGACAGATCCACATGTCACCGAGCACGCGAGTCCAGACGGAAGGACGTGTGCGATCGACTTGACGGCAGGGGTCCCGGTGGCAACCGAACACGAGAACCCAGTCGTCGAGACAGTAACGGCGCCTGCGTGCATTGAGATGGATCCCGCGGTGACGCTGCATGAAGCGCCCGTCACGGCAACAGTGTTACGTCCCTTGACGGTCGGCGAACCCACATTGACCGAGCACGAGAACCCAGTCAGCGACCTCGAAACGGACCCCGGATGCAAGATCGGCGCACCACACGCGACCGAACAGGAGAAACCAGTAGCCGAGATATATGAAATACCTTTCACAGTTGCGGATCCCGCCGTGACCGTGATGGCTTTTCCGGTTGTCGAAAGAGTGTTCTTGCTCTTTACGCTGACTGATCCTGGAGTCACCGTGCAAGCGACGCCAGTCGGGCTGATCGTTTGGAGCGGAGGTGCCGCCTTCCAGAGGGCGACACAAGCCGCCCACGTACCCGAGACGCTGAGCGTGGCCTGGTAAGTCTGTGCAGTCGCCGAAGAGAGAATGGCAGACCCAGTGATGGCGTTGTTCGATGACGCCGTCAGCGCTCCATGCGTGACTTCGGTCCCAGCGCCGAACGGTGAAAACTGTCGCGACGACACGGTGGTCGCACTACCACTGCCAGACAGAAACGCTATGCAGCCGATCGCCAGGTCCGCAGATCCGGCAGGAGTACCCGACGACCCAGAGGACGGAGACGTACTCGAAGCAGGCGTTCCTGCGTGAGAAACGTCAAGCGCCCCGGCGCCAGCGACCTCATAGAACTGCGATTGAACACCAGTCGAGTCGGCGAGCGCGATCGTAAAACTCGTGATGGATGCGGCGTTGGTGGTTGCCCAAATCGACGCTTCGCGATTGAACGCCGCGGTCGAAGAGACAATGCGCGTCCAAGTGTTGCCGGCGCTGTCGGTGACGCCCGTGACTTCCGGGTTGCCCGAGAAGTCAAACTTACTCAGCGTTGCGATCGCAAGGATCAGAAGCGCTCCTGCGGCAGTTGCCGTCAGTCCAGTCTTCTGATGTGAGGTTGCATTGGTCGCATCGTCGTAGGTGACGCCTGCGCCGCTACCATTCGTGATCGTGATTGCCACCGTGTTACCTCCCGGCGGATAACCCCGATCAGTTCAGGCTGAAGATGCGGTTGTTCCCGTTGTCGAAGGACACTGCGATGTCGCCGCCGTTGGGCGTGACGGCCGTGAAACCATCGATGTAGAGAATCGGCGTCGACCCGGCGTCGTTCGTCACGAACTTGTAGACGACGAGCGCAGCAACGGTCTTCGATCCGGATACCGAAACGGCCGTGAAGGTCGCGTCAGCCGCGTCGAATGCGATGACGTGCGAGTTGGTCACGATCGACAATGAACCGAGGGTCTGGTCTGTCGTCGATGCGTACCGAGTGATCGGCGTCATCGACGTCTGAGTGAGGTCAACCGTGTAGTCGGTGGCGACGTTGATCAGACCGATCTTGATCGTGTCCGAGTCGAGGTCGATGCGCGTTCCGGTCCCAAGGAACGCCTGCTTCGCAACGTCGTACAGGGCGGATGCCATGTCAACTCACTTCCCCGGCGGTGACTTCGGCCACTACGCCATCGGCTTCGATCGCCTGTGCTGCTGGTTGCACAGCGCCGCAGTTCTTGCAGAAGTTCTCTCCGCCTGACTGCGAACCACAGCTCGCGCAGATCGCGGGTCCACCAAGTGCCGACTGCAACGCCGCGTCGGCCTTGCGATACGCGTCGTTTACTGCGACACGCTTGGCCTTCCACTCGGTTTCGACGACTGCGTACTCGGCCTCGAACGCGCCGATCGCTTCGGCCGCTGCGTCGTGCTGGGCTTGCAGTTCTGCGAGTTCCACGAGAATTTCTCCTTGGTTGGGATGACCCGCCTCCGACCGTGACCGCAAAACCACGGTCGGAGGCGTCTCTCAGCCCCCCGAGATCAGGTAGCAAGCACCTCGAGCACATAGGACAGGTCGAGGTGAGGGAACACCGGGAACGCCTTGATGCCGGTGCCTGCGTCGATGCCCCACGGGTCTTGCGAGGGCGGCGTCTCCCACTCGTAGTACCCGGAGGTCCAGTTGCCCTCGGGGTGTGGCGAGGTGAGCGTCTTGCCCCAACCCATCGCGTCGTCGAGCGCGTCGACCGACTGCTGCGAAGGCAGGAACAGGATCTTGTTGTCCGGCGAGAAGCGGTGCATGGTCCGCGTCGTCGCACCGTGCGCCCGAGTGAAGAACACCGAGTCGTACGGCTGAATCGAGATGCCTGTCGCTCGCTGGAACACGGCGAGTGCGGCTTGGATGCCGTCGCCCCAGTCGGGCAGCACGTACCGAGGGTCGATGACCCCCGACGACGGACCACCAGCGACCGCCATGCCGGTGAGCGCAGCGAACTTGGAGCTCGTGACGATGTTGCGGATGACCTTCTCGGAAGCGAGAGCACGAGTGATCTCGACGCCGTAGTTGTCACGCATGAACTGCTTGACGGTGAGAGCGTTGCCGATTGGGTCGGCAGAGGTGCTGTCCCACGGCGTCACCGACGCGCCAGCCGAAGTCGTGGACAACGGAGCGCCACCGGTCTGCTGACCCGCCGGACGCTTGTAGTCGACGCTCAGGATGACCTTGCCGTCGTTGTAGGCGATCACGCCTTCCCACATGGCCTGCATGATCAGCCACTCGAGACGGTTGTCGAGCTTCTTGCGCCGAAGGACCGCGTCACGCGCGTACCGACGATTGAAGTCGTCGAGGATGCCCGTCGTGATGGTGAGCGGAAGCGCGGACGGAAGCAGACCGTTGAGGTAGATCGCCTCCTGATACTTCGACACGTCGCTCGCCTGGTAGTGGTCCTTGATCGCCCAGTCGATGAGCGACGCCTGCCCCGTACCGAAGGTGTCTTCCTTCGCTGCGAGTTCGGACTCAGCGTCCTCTGCGCGAGCAGAGGCCAGACCGTCGGCCGTGTTCTGCACGTACTGGAAGATCACGTCATCGCTGTTGACGCTCTCAAACGGTGCGTACAGGTTGAGCCCGATGTGATCCTCAGGGAAGGAGCGCTCGCGGATGAGCCCGAGCATCTCTTCCTTGCGAACCAAACGATCCTGTGACGGGAACGTCGCCATCTTCCGAATCTCCTCGTACCGTGGGTTTGTGACGGAGTCGCTTTGCCGGCAGGCCCGTCAGGGATTGATCTTGCGTGTTACGACGGCAGCGGGAACTGGCCGTAGTCGGGCCCGAGGACCGCGGTTGCGGCCTGGCGGAAGATGATCTGCATCTTGGCGCCCTGAAAATCGGTGAGCGCCAAAATCGAGTCGGTCACGAGCTGGTCGAGCGTCTTCTGCACGCCGGACTCGTATCCGTGGACATTGGCGGAGTTGCCAACCCCTTCGTAGACGATCGCGATGTCCACATCGCGCTCGTTCAACTGCCAGGGCAGGAACGTGTTGTTGATGCCGATGATGTTCGCCTTCGTCTGGCGGCCATCCGAGGCACCACTGTCGAAGGGACCGACCTTGCCGACGTCGGCTGCGACGGTCCCACCAGCGGCGCTGGTGATCTTCGCCATGATCTGGCCGGTGTCGAGAATCACCATCGCGTTGCCGTCGATCGTGACACTCGGGCAAACCGCACACGCGACAGTCCACGACTCGAAGCGCAGACCCTTCGTGCTGCCGAGCCACTCGTTCTTGCCGAACGGCGTGCGGTAGTTCGGTCCCTTTTGGAAGCGGCCGGTGGTCATGCTGACTCCTCGTGATCTCTTTCAGGAAACTGGTGGAAACGCGAACTCAGACGATCGCGTCGGCCGGACTGAGGACGATCAACCGCTGATAGCCAGCGGTCTTCTTGATCGCTTCGTCGCTCATGTTGGTGGAGCGGTGCATCGAGATCGTCTTGCGAAGACTCGCGATCTCCTGCTCCTGAGCATTGGCGCCCCCGTTGTTGTCGGTGTTGCCGTCGCCGGAGCTGGTCTGCTTCTTGAAGAGCGTCGGCGCGTTGTCGTAGGTCTTGCACCACGCCGCATACGCCGCGTCGTCGAGGGACTTGGCGAAGGTCTTGAGGTCATCCGCTTGCGGAGCGCCAACCTTGTTGTCGGTGACGAGCTTGTCGACGAAGGCTTCGCGACCGGCCGTCAGTTGCTCCGAGCGGAAGGTCTGGAGAGCCATGTTCTCGGTCTCCAGTGAAGCGATGTGCTCCTGCACCTTCGCGTAGTCGGCGACGTCGGCACCGGCGATGCGGAACGTCTGCCCAGCTTCGGGGCGCTTTTCGAGCTCGGCGATGTACGCCTGCACGTCCTCGACGTTAGAAGTCTCGACGCCGCGGATGCGAAAGGTCGTGGTCACTGGATCCTCCGTTGATTCACGGCGAAAGCCCAAGCCTTCGACCGCCGAAATGTCGACAAACGCCATCCCGAGTAGTGCCGGGTACAGCGTTTCGGGGGTTGCTCCGTTGGTCTCGTACGGGCCAACTTCGATGGAGCGGTTGCGGTACGTCTTGCGGGCGTACTTCTCGGCGCCGTCGGGTTCGGTGAACTCGATGTCACCAGTGAGGAACTCGCCGTCGACGCGAACGCCGGTGAAGTAACCCTTGACCTTCTCGACCGAGAACCCGTGGTCAGCGCGCACGGGCGGGCTCGGGAACACGGGCTGCAACTTCTGGAAGTTGGCAACGATGTTCTGAAGGTCGTCAGTCGTCCAGGTGCGCTGGACACCGCGCGAGTCCTTGAAGGTCCCGGCGCGGAAGATCTTCAAGCCACGAACGATCTTCGTCCCTCGATCCGTATCTTCCAGAGGCGGCATACCCTCGGAGATTGCGAAGAGGTGGCTCGTGTGCTCGAGCTCGGTAACGGTCACGAGTGAGCACGATAAATGGACGTCTTACGAGTGCGCCACGGTTGCACGCAAATCTTTATCTAAATAACGCGCGCCAGCACTCTCGGGATAGGTTCATCAGGTTGAACCTCGACGCGGTCTTTGCCAACAATGACCTGCGTCCACCTGAGACATTCCCGGCATGCGACGTCCACAGTGCCGGCCGTCACGACGACTTCACCGAACACGCGACCCTGCTTGAACACCTTCAGGTGGACATACGCCTCACCGCGTTCGGTGATACCGTAGACCGCGAGTTTGGGATGGCGCGAACAGAAGCAGCGCAAGTCGTGCTCTGTGCGCGCGGGCATCAGACCAGCTCGCCCTCAAGCACCGTCTCGAACATGCTTCGGAACTCCGACGTGAGGTCCACGACCGGGAACACATCCGTCGCCCACACCTCAAGCCGGTACAAGATCTCATCGGCCTCGTCGGCGTCGCCCACCACGTCGGCGAACTGACGACGGAATCCCAGGTCGGGATCGAACTGCTCGACGCCGTCGTACTTCGCCTTTTGGAACTGCGCTGTGATGCGCTCGGCGAGCTTGTGTCGAATGACGCCAGCGTCGCCAGACTTCGGGACCTTGCGGTCCTGGTGCGACCCACGCGAGATCCGCTTGTCGCGTTGACGCGTAGTGGCTGGCGTGCTCGACGGGGGCGTGCTCGACGTGGGAATCGTTGGCGCTTCGGGGATCGGGCCACTCGGATTCGCTGTCGGATGGTCCGGATCCTCGCCCAGCACATTCGTCGGACGCACGAGCATCGAGATGTCTTCCAGGGTGATCCCGATGGCTTCACCGAGCTCGAATGCCGACGGCTTCACGTCGCCGACACGAACCGACTCCATCACAAGAGCGCGCAGCGTCTCCTGGTTGTCCTTCCCGAACTTCTTCGGAACCCACTGGGCCGGCGGAGCATTCACGCCGAAGTTCAGGTCCTTGATGCGCTTGATGAGATAGCGATCGATGTACTCTTTCCAGTCTCCAGAGAAGGCGTTGAGACTCCACATGTAGACCATCATGTGGACCTGCACCTGGTTGAGACTGCCGTTCTCGCCAAGTCGCATGCTGGACAGCGGCGTGAACATCCCAAGCGAGATCTCCTCGTCGAGACGCATCAAGTACCGCTCCCAGTCGGCACCGCGCATCTGGGACTCAAGAAACTCGATATCGAAGTCGTATTCGCTCGCCCCACCGTTGCCGACCGGCGTGCGCGAACTCGGCAGCACGACGACGCCACGGTTCCTCAAGTTCATGAGGATGTCTTCCATTGCAGTCTTGCCGTTGACGGTGTTGCCGTTAGCGTCGACCACTTCGCTCTCGAAATCGGCACGTCCTACCGGCACGGGCTCGCCGAACCGTTCGTAGTACCGATTTGAGAACAAGTGGATCAACTGCGAGAAGAACCAAGGGATGAAGGCGGGCTTGAGGAGCTTGCGACCGTAGTAGTCGCCGTTCCGCATGAGGCACGGGTACCAGAGCGTGTAGTCAGCCGGAATCACATTGGCGCCACCGGCACGCCCGAACGCCGTCTGCCAGATGCCGTCGTACTCGTAGAGTTTCACTGGAGCAAAGCCGCCGGGGAGCGACGGCGACCCCTGAACCTCTTTCCAGTTGACGCGACACTCTTCGGGAAGAAGATCTTTGATCTTGGAGACGATGATGCTCTTACTGGGACCGTCGTTGTCGTACTCGACTACGTTGGGCGAGAAGCCGAGCGTGAACGCCTGCGAGAGCCCGCGCACGAGTCGCGTCCAAACTGGACGTAGGATGTCGTCGATCTTCTTGGCGATGCGCGCGTCGTCGCACTGAATTTGCCAATCATTCTGGTGCATCATGAACATCAGGATCGACGTGGACGCGTTCACCTGGTAATGCGGCTCCATCGCTCGGTAATCGGCGAGCGTCAGCTTCGACAGGTCGAATGCGAGGGTCGCACCCCCCGGGAAGTTCAAGTAGGTGAGATCGCGCCCCGCCCATGCGCCGTACTGTGGACCGAGCTTCGGCGCTGGAGCCTTCGTGTAAGTCGCGTCAGCTCGCGCACTCTGTGGGATCCAGAGCGAGGACGCAGCACTCATCAAGGTCTCCAGGTCGTAGGAGGCAACGGAGCACGGACACCCGAAGCCCCCATAAATGCGGGGTGCGAGAGGCCGGATCCGCCAACTGCAACTTGTTGTTCCTGTCGCTCTTGCCGACGGTTCTCAAACGAGACGACTTTGCGTCGAAAGGCTCGATCGCCCATCAGCTTGTAAGTGACAGCCGCTACAGCATCGGCTACGTCCTTGGAGCCGCGCAAGGCTGGGTGGTCGATCTTCTTGCCCTGATCGACGAGTTCAGACATCTCTTTCAAGATGATCGGCACCAACTCCGTCGAGCCATGATCGATGTGAACCATGTAAGGAGGCAATTCGATGCGGTCTTCGTACAGAGCGTCGCGCAGGTCGTAGTAAGGCACGAGATCCTTGTCGACCGAAACAACCTCACTGAAGATTCGACGCGCCTGCAACTGCTGGCGCGTGTCGACGCCCTGGAAGCCGTCGAGGCTCACGAACTTCAACTTGAACTTTCGATAGTCCTTCAACGAATAGATGAACTGGCGAACAGCTTGCAGGTATACCTCGCCACCTGCGGGAGCCTTCACGCGGTAGCAGAGGTCGATGACGATGTAGGGCTTGAGTTCGCCGCCGACTTCCTCGACGCCCTGAACGTGACCCATCGCGAACCCAAGGCTGTCGCCCTTGGCGCTGTAGGCGATGTCGATGTGACCGACACGCGGGATCGAATCCGTCGCCATGAAATCGCGATCGAGAATTCCCTCCGGCGACACCGGCGACACCGGGCCGTATCGTTGCTGCCAGCGATCGATCGCTTCCTCGATCTTGTGCGGCATGCTGATGAATGGATCGCCGACCGCCGGCGGGATGCCAGCGAGGTCTTTCAGTGCCTTCTCGGGCGCCGAGTCGAACTCGCGCTTGTAGAGCGTCGGGATTCTGATGATCGTGTCGCTCGAGCCGAGCACCGTCGCGAGCTGTTCGGTGATGACCTGCTTGCGCTTCGTGTCGTACGGAAAGGTGTGGTACTCGCCACACGTAGCGCCGACAGCAAGCGCCTCATTCTCGGGGTGCGGGCCAACCTTCTTGCACTGATACTGCTCATGCTTGAGCCCGTACGACTCCCAAATCGTCATACGCTTCGCGTAGGCGTCGTCCCGATCGCTGAACTCTTCAAACATCCGGTGAGCGAACCCGTCCCCGCTCTTCATCTGCCCGATGACGAGCACGAAACCCTTGTCGCCGAACCGGGAATCGACACGGTTGGCGATGGTCTCGTAACCGATCTGCGCGTAGTCCTTGGTCGCCGTGACGATGTGCGAGTCGGCCTCGTCGAGGATGCCGCCCAGGATGTTGTAGCCCTCAAAGGTCGTCTCGTGACTGTCGCCAGGAAGGATCCAGATCTCTTTCGGAAATCGAAGTTGGTTCTTGAAGATCGGATCGTACGGGAAGTTCTGAAACCACCGCGAGTGCTTGATCCGTGCCTTAATATCGCCGAAGACGACTTCCTTGGCTTGCGTCTCACTCGTCGACATCTGCATGAAGGCGATGCGCGAACCGGGCAGCAGGTTGTAGTACTCCTGCGGATCTTCCATGCAGAGCACGTAGTGGGAGAGATAACTCAGAATCACCGATGCAATTGTCGTCTTGCCGATCCCAATCGCGCCGGTCAAGATCCCGCGCGCGACCTCCGTGATGTGGTCGCCTGAGGTCTCCTCGCCAAACAGATCAACGAGACACTCCTTGATGGAGGTGCGGATCCGAGCGGCGACATCGAGGTAGCCGACATCGAGAAACTCTAGGATCGTTGCCGGCCGTTGCTCAAACTGGGAATTCTTCTTCAGCCAGTTGAGTTCGTAGACCTGGTCAAAACTCGGAGTCGTCAGGCTCTTCGCCATCGTCCTCAACCTCGATGACGACATCTGGGGGTGCCGGAAGTGCAACCTGCGGGTTGAACGACGCGATCAACTCAGGTGTGATCTGGTCGATCGTGTAACCCTGGCCTTTGAGTTCCTGAATCGTCCGGGCCATCTGAACCTGGGGTGTCTCGACAGCCTGTGCACTGCCACCGACACTGATTGCCACCTTTGGCCCAGTGAATCGACCTGGAGCGAGGAGCTTCGCCATCGTCACGCCCCGGTCGAACAGGCTGTTGGCGAGCCTCGTCACTTCCGGGTCGAGAGGAGTGCCGTCTTTGCCGCCGAACTCCACCTCAACATCAAGGGCGTGCTCGAGCCGTTCGGTGTGCACAGACAAGACCGCGCCCAGGCCGTCGATGACCTGGTCAGCGTCACGAGACCGAAACAGCTTGGCGAGCGAGGCCGTCTCAGATTGAGGCAAGGAACACACCTGTCCGTCACGGAAGTACTTGCAACTTGGCGCCAAAGAGCACGTGTCGCAGTGGACTTTGTCGCCGACGGTAGCATTGACTTGTTTGCTCATGGGACTCAATGTCGTCGGAATCACATGATCTTTTGCGTCAGGATCCACGACAATCTTGCCGCGCGAGCGGAATGGAATGTCCTCCTTGAAATGTTCAGCCGCCCATTCGGCACTCCGCATGTTGTAGAGCGTCCGGTTGCGTGGAACCTTCAGGTCCGCGTTCTTGAATCCGAGCAGCGCGATCCACTTGGCCCAGCGACCTACGTCCTTCTCGTGAATGCGTTTGCCGTTCGGCAGCATCACCATGTCGCCGCGACCGAGCTCGAAAGGATCCAGATCAATCGACTTGAAATCGAGCCCAAACATCACACGGAAACTCGCGAGACCCGTCATGTGCAATGTCGCCGTCGGGTATTCAGCTTGAAGATCGCGGATGGTCGAAGCAAACCGACGACCGATGCCAAGTTGCATACCGGGAGCGCTGGTGATGACGACCCGGTGTTCCTGTCCGTAAACCGGACGTTCGTGCAGCCCACAACGAGTGTCGTTGCACGCAGCCCAATCGGCGCCCACGGGGGTTGCGATCAATTCCTCCAACGTGGCGATGTCGTCGAGCTTGTAATCCCACGTGGGATACACGGCTTTCGGCCTCGCTCGCGTCCAACCACGGCGTAGCTCGGCGGTCCCGTCAGGAGCGATGACGAGCATTCGATAGTCAAGGGGGGGCGCTAGAAAGAGATCGGCGAAGCGATCGATGTCAACGCTGCGTCGCTCAAGAAAGCTCGCGTTGAACGCGAAGAGCGTTGCCCCGTGTTCCAGTGCCTCACGCACGTACGGTTCCGCGTTGCGGTACCAGACTTCCACCATTGCGACATTGTCGCGGGCTTGCGCTCTGTCTCGGAAACGTGCAGGGCGATCCAGAATAAAGATGTACCCCAGGCAGTTCCAGATACAACGGTGCAGTGGTTACGTTGTGAACCCGGCATGCACGCTGGGTGAGGTTCGGAAAAAGAAAAGGGGCCAGGGGTGCCTGCCGGCAAGCGAACCACCCCTGGCCCAACCCACAGCGAGCAGATCCGTAGATCCTCCTGCCGTGTCCACGCAATCATATTCTCAAGATGATGCCGTGACTAGCCAAGGATCTGTTACCAAACCACTCAACGTGGTCAACTAGGAACAGCCTTGAGTAATGATCTGGTCAACGCTCTGGCCCGCAGGTTCATTCATCGAACCGACGTGAAGGCTTGGCAACACACCGATGGTGCGTACTACCCAGATCGCACCCCAATCACACGTGCCGATCTGAACGCGCACGTTGCAGGCACAAAGACTCTCGGCCACTACCTGCTCGGTACAGACAACAAGTGTAAATTCGCCTGCTTTGACATCGACCTGAACGTCGATGGTCTCTGGGACGGCGAACCCTACAAACCACGCGAAGAGTTCGCGAACCCGGACAGTCCCTACCGAGAGGGCTTAATCGGTCAGCTCGCTTCGACGGCCGAAGTCTTGGCGCGCCATGCACACAAGATACTTGGTGTCGATGTAGCCATCTCGTTTTCCGGGGCGAAGGGCTGTCATGTTTACCTTTTGACCGGCCTGGACATCGCCGCCGACGTACGTGCTGCCGCGGTAACCGTGCTCGAAGCTGTCGGGCTTTGGCATCCCACGCGCGGCCAGAACTTCTACGGGAGTGACAACCCCGAGTCGGCATACACGATCGAGGTCTTTCCCAAGCAAGACACACTCGATTCCAAGGATCTCGGAAACCTGCTCAGGTTGGCTCTCGGGATAAACCGTAAGTCTGGCAAGCCAGGACTCTTCCTGCGCGTCGGCGGCGGAAAGCGCGCCTCGTTCCACGCGATGGATCCCATTGCGGCGCTGAGCGGGGAACTGCCGTGGAAGAACTAACCGTCGCGCAGCGTCTAGCGCGAGCTCGCGAGCGAGGGCTCATCAAGGCTGTCCCTGAACCGACACCAGAGGTTCCCGACACTCTCGCTGACCTCGCCAAGACGGATCACGCCCGAGATGACGTCGATGTCGAGATCGACGGCATCCTGAACATCGGCATCGACGAGGCCTACCGCAAATGGTGCGGCAAGTCTGAGCCGAACCTGACGGGCAAGCGCGAGTCGATCATGGTCTCGTGCCCGAAGCCCGACCATCTCGACAAGAACCCGTCGGCGTGGCTGAACCTCGACAAGGGCACGTGGTTCTGTGGGGGTTGCCAGGAGGGTGGGGACGGCTACGACATCGCGGCCTACCACTTCGGCTACGCCGTGCCGGGCTACAAGCAGGGCGAGTCGTTCCGGAAACTGCGCGTCGACATGGCCAAGTCGCTCGGTTACAGAGTCAAGACGACCATCAGCGGCACAAGCTATGTCGACAACGAGCCAGAAGCGCGCCGTGACGACACGCCAGCCGCGCCGGCGCAGCTCGAGCAGGACTCCGACCAACAGCCTTCGGCGCAGATCATCGAGTTTCCACTACCACAGGAACTTCAGCCGCTTTCAATCGACTGGAAGAGCATCCTTCCGGCCGAGACGTTCCTCGCTCAATGGATGCAAGCCACCTCAGAGGACGACTTGCCCGAGGAGTATTACTTCTGGCTCGGCTTGATGGCGGTAGGGCTCGCTGCTGGCGACCAGGCGGTGCTCACCGACGACCCCTGGATCAAAGGCAACCTCTTCGTCTGTCTGTACGGCCCATCAGGAATCGGCAAGACCCGAGCAGCCTCGCGCCTCGTGCGCCTTTTGTCGAAGGCGCTACCTCACGACGATCAGGATCCCGCTAGCACAGGCACAATGCTTGTACCGATGCCCGGTTCTGCCGAAGCCCTCATTGACGCCTTCTCGAAACCCATCTTCGACCCGGCTGACCCTAAGAAGATCATCGGGTACGCAGGAGTTAGGGGTCTCGTTCGTTTCGACGAACTGTCATCTCTGATCGCTCGTTCCAATCGCGTCGGCAGTGCCATCAAGCCGACGCTCATGGAGTTCTTCGACAGCTACACCGCCGTTGACATCGTGAGCCGAGGAGCGGGCCGCGTCCGCGCCGAGCACCACTTCGCAGCCTCGGTCGCTTCTACCCAGCCAGGAGCGATTCGTGATCTCCTCGTTCAAACCGATGCTGACTCTGGATTCATCAACCGATGGGTCTTTGCTTCGGGACCGCTCAAGCCGCTCCGCTCATACCGAACCACGTCTATCGACATCGACCACTTGAAACAACCCCTCAATGAACTGCGTCAATGGAGTTCATTGAGACATCACGAAATCAAGCTCGAGGGACCTGCGCTGAGCGTGTGGACTTCGTTCTTTCAATCAACGATCGAGCCGATCAGAGTCTCCAGCGATAAGCCACTCCTCACGAGGATTGACCTCCTGCTCAAGAAGATCATCCTTCTGTTCTGTATCAACGAGAAGAGCGATGCCCCCGACGCCGCGCTCGTCGAACGCGCGATCAGCCTGTTTCCGTACCTGGAGCGCAGCTACAACCTCCTTGTCGGCGAAATCGGAGTCGGCCCTCAACAGGACTGTCGCACGAAGATTCTCGCCGCCGTCGAAACGATCCAAGCCAAGACAGGGAAGGGTGCAACCGTGCGACAGATACATCAACGCCTCGGGAAAAGATTCGCTCCCGACATGATCGTGCGAACGATCCGAGCGATGGAAGATCTCCGAGATATTCAAGAGGTCATTCAACAAGGAGCACGCGGCCCCAAGACGGTCGCCTACATGCTGGTCGGTAACGATGCCTGAGTACCTAGACATCCCCCAAGTAGCCGAGATGTTCGGCGTCAACCCACGCACCGTCTACAAGTGGACAGTCGAACGCAAGATTCCATTCTTCAAGCTGAACAAGATGATCCGGTTCAGCCGAACCGAGATCGAGGCGTGGCTCGAGCAGCATCATCACCGCGTGATCGATGAGACTACGTTGGCGGAACGTACAGACGTCCGACTCGATCACTGAACGCTTCGTCTCCATGTGGGAACAGGTGCCCGTAGCGGTCGAGCACGAACGCCGCCGACGCATGCCCGGCACGCAGTGCGATCTCCGCTGGTGACACGTTGGCGGATATCCAGATCGACACCGCGGTGTGACGCAGAGCGTGCGGCGTGAGGGGCGCTAGGCCAGCCCTCACGGCTGCGGGGTTGAACGTCCGCGCTCGCCATGCGCTCGGCGTGATCCAGCCGCCCTGCGAGGCGTGAAAGACTAGATCGTCAGTGCCGCCGTGTTGCTCCTGGTGGGCTCGCAGGAGGTCGGTGACGGCCGAGGGGATCGGCACGCGTCGAGTCGAGCGTCTCGTCTTCGGAGGACCGAACGCTACGCGCCCTTTCACCTCTACGAGGATCTCGCTCACCTGCACCGCGCTGGCATTGAAGTCGACCCGCGACCATTTGAGGCCGGCGAGTTCACTGATTCGCAGCCCTCCGTATGCGCCCAACATGACGAGTGCGCTGTACTGCGGCTCGATGACACCTGCGAGCTTCGACACCTCCTCGGGCGTCAGGAATCGCATGTCCCGGTGCACGCGCTCGGGAAGCATGATGTCTCGACAGGGATTTCGACTGAGCATCTGCGCCTGCACGGCGCCAGCAAGTGTCTTGTTGAGAATCTGGTAGCACAGTCGGACCGTATTCGCCGACAACCCTTTCGCTACCAGGTCGTCGACTGCCGTCTGGATCGAACGCTGCGTGATCTCATCCAACCGCAGCTTGCCCAGCGCGGGCACCAGATGGTTCTTAAAGATGTGTGCGTGCTGAGCGCGCGTGTTTCCTCGCAGCGAGGGCGCCTGACTCACCTGGAACGCTGCGGCCCACGCGTCGAACTTCATGCGCGTGTTGCGCGGATCGGTCGCGGTGCCACGCTCGACGGCAAGCACGAGCTCGTGCTGCCAGTCGTCAGCGGAGCGCTTCGCCTCGCGGAGCCCGAACTTGCTCACAGAGAACCGCTTGGATCGTCTCGAGCCATCCGGCATACGAACGACACCCTTGAAGGCGCCGCGATCGTTCTCCACCCAACCGGAAGCTCGCACGGTCGCATCGTAGTGGGGGCAGAGTGGGGGCAAATCGCGTCGCGTGTAAATGCGGCGCGTTGTGCTACATCGTGCTCGGGTATCAAAAAGATCCGAGAAACACGGGATTTTTGTGCGCTAGATCGTGCAAGATCGTTTCATTCCGTGTGTCTGGAATGGGCGATATTCGATTGCATGTACTAACACTCCCCAAATCTCGGGATCGAGCCCTTGACCAGGGCTTTTACTGCCCTTTTACGGGTTCCACGGGGGATGTGGGGACAGAAATAGGGGCAGACTTGACGCGGTTCATACATTTTCCTCATGGGAATGGACACGGCGAGGGAATGCCAGCGATGCCAGTACCGGTGGTGGGGCCAGCGTACGGCGTGGTCGCCGAAGCCCAGCGCCATCCTGCACGGAGCGCGAGCGAACACCGGGCTCGACTACCAGCGGCGCCAGTACGACGCGTTCAAGACCTGCCCCAACTGCGGCGCCACGAAGGTGCGGACGGTAGACAAAGAGGGTTTCATGCCGACCGGAGCGATCACACAGACACCAACCATCACCGCGACAGTTAGTAACGATGAATCCTTCATCGATCCTGCGCTCATCGAGAAGGCGATCGTCAAGCCCCGCAAGATGGGACGCCTGGAACGTCGCCTCTACGAGGCAGGCCGTCGCTCAGCTCGCGGTTAGGCGCGCCGTCACTGCCTGAACCCACTCGCGCAACGCGTACGGGATCAAGTGGTGATACGCCTCGACTAGCTGAGCGAGAACGACAAGCTCGTCGGGTTCAGGAGTAGGTTCCGGTGGCACCGGGTCGGGAACGGGCGGTACGGGATCCGGCGCAGGCGGCTCGGGCGTCGGCTCGGGCTCGGGCGTGGGTGCCGGTGGAACGGGGCTCGGTTCGGGCGCAGGTGGCTCGACGGGCGCCGGAGGAGCAACGGGCGGCGGCACGTCCGTCGCATGCGGCAGCGCGCTCAGGTCGGCAAGCAGCGCAGCGTAGGCCGCGTCGCCCATGTCGTCCTTCGTGACGATGGCCCACGCTTCGTCGATACATGCCTTCCCCCACTCAAGCGTGTACTCCTGATCTGCGCCCCACGTGACGACCGTCTTCGGGCCATCGACCGACTGCGACTTCACGAGTAAGATGCCGTGACCCTCACTCGGGTCAGCGGTCTCGCCGTTCGCGACGGTCCACGGCTTGCCGTCGGTGAAGAGTTGCTCAGCGTCGTCGGTCAGGCTCACGCCGAGCAAGATGCCGCGGTTGAACTCGGCCATGATCGGATCGACGGTTGCCGGCGCCACCGGTGCGAAGCCCTCGATGAGCTTCTGGTGGAACAGCCACAGCAAGAAGTCGGCGATGACGACGCCCTCGTCTTGATTCTTGTCGTACTTCATGTAGAGCGCGACGACTTCGTCGGTCGTCGGCGCCGCGCCAGCGAGCATGCGGTCGTGTGCGATGGCCGCAGGGACGCAGTCGCCGACCTGGTCGTTGCCGAGCATCCCCCAGTCGGTGATGCCCTTCGACACGTCGATCGGGTACGCCGGCGTCGGTGTCGCCTCCAGGTACTCGTGCATCCACTTGATCGCGAAGCGATCTTCGCCTTGGCGCTGCGGCTTGCGACCCCTGAGACCTGGTGTGCGTGACATGCGAATCAGGTTGCCCTTCCTGCGCGCGCGTCTTCAAGCGTCTGCGTCGACCTTTTCGTTTGCTTCACGGAAGAGCACAACAGCAATAGCCGCGAGCACTGCGATGTCGAGCACGGAATCGTCAGCGCTCTCATTCGCAAGCTCGCCCTTCAGTGAGAACTGCCTCAGACGTTGCAGCTTCTCTTCGATGCGCAAGTACACGTGCTTCCATGCCGGGACGCCCCAAGTATCAGCAGCTCGGAAGTTGGCGAATGGATCGGCGTCGGCGCCGTAGTCGTTGTTCTTGCGATCATGAAGTGCAAGCATCTCCTGCACGACCTGATGAAACTTGGGACTCGGCGCCATCAGTCGATCTCCTGGTTGCTGGCATAACTGAACCCGCGCTGCGTCACGCCACCCATGACGTTCGCTTTGGGCTTCAAGGCGCGACCAGGAGATTCCGTCGAGTCGGTCGGTCGATAGTGCGCCTCGGGATGCTGCGGATGATGAAACTCCATCATCACCATGTTCGCGACGTCGGCGAGCCATTCGGTATTGCCCGTCTCGCGGTACCGCTCAATGCGCTTCAAGGCGCTTTCGATCTGGTCGACACCAGCTTCCGCCGCTCCAGCCATCGTGCCGTACTTGAAGTACGACGTCGCCATGCGGTCGAGCATCGCCTGATGGAACTCGCGACCCGCTTCGGTCGTCGGAACGTCATCCGGCCAGCGCAGTTCGATCGTGCTCACCAACCACCACACGGTGTGTACGTCGACCCGTCGAGGTCGAGGTTGAATGCGGCGCCGTTGATGTGCTTGGCGATGTCGCTGGCGCAGAAGCCGGTGCCACCGCCGTACTCGGCGTTAAAGATCGCCTTGTTGTCGGCCGTGAACGACGACAGCGTGCCACACTCGGAGTACTGATTGCACTGCTCGTTGATGGCGAAGTCGAAGTTCGGCTCGAGCTGGCTCGCCTGGTCGACATCGTTTTTCAGAGCGACGCTCAGACCGAGCGAGTGTGCCGTCGTCGCGATCCACGTGTTGTAATTCGCCTGGTCGGTGGCGGTGAGCGGGAACCCGGTCGAGTTCGTGTAGCCGTCGATGTTGTCGGGCTCCAGGGCATCGAAGCCCTTCGACACGCACATCTGCATGCGAGTGAGCATGATCGGCCGGATCGCTGGGTTTCGGATGTCCAGCCACTTCTCGCCGGGCCAACCGTTCGTGTTGCCCTGTTCAGCAGCGGTGAACTGATTGAAGTCGCTGCGAAAGTTCTCAGATGTTCCGAAGTCGATGTAGCAAACGACCTTGGCACCCGTGGCTTGCAGACTCGCGACTGTCGCGGCCGTGTTGTCGAAGCCGTCGATGTCATAGACCTTCACACCTGCGTGCGCCGAGACGCTGCCCTGGAGTTGCCAGTACCACTGGAGCCCCGAACTCGCAGCCGGATGCCAGATCGTGCCCGCGGGTTGGGTCGTCGTCGTTGTTCCGGGTTGAGTTGTTGAAGATGCAACGATCGTTGAAGTGGTAGTCGAAGCTCCAACAGTCGTGCTGGTTCCGTTGGAGCTTGTCGTTGTCGTGGACACCGGTGGCGGCGCATTGACCCGCGAGACCTGCCACGTATACATCGGGTCGTTCTTGTTGCCGCACGTCGGGATGTTCGTGCCGCCGCGCGCCGTTTCGACGGTGCCCGCCGTGTTCGTGCACTGATACCAAGGCACCGTGGACGACGAGGATGCAAAGGCAGAGAACGCGACGGCGACGAGCGCGACGACGATCCCGGCAACGATCAGGCGACTGCCGTATCTCTTCATGACGTGCCCTCCTTGGGCTCGTACTGCGAGTGGGGAACCCACTTCATCTTCTTGTTCTGCGATTGCCAGAAACCCCAGCGACGTCGGATCGGCCCACGGAACACGAGTGTCCAAACGCCGTTCTTGGAAACGTCGGTGATGACGTGCGAGGTCTCGGCCTTGCGGTAGTGCGGCCTACCGAAGCCGTGCATGACGCGCTGCGGCGCGTCCATCAACTTCTCGATATACCAGCCCTTCAGAACGATCGAGACGAAGTCGAAGGGGTGATCGTGCAGCTCGCGCCCGTAGTCGGGGAGGCGGATGTGGTGCAACCGGATCCCGAACTTGCGATTGTTGATGAGGTGATACCGACGCATGTAGGTCTCGCCGAAGATCACGATGTCGTCGACGCGCGGGCGCTTCACGACGAACTCGCTGTTGGGCGTAGCGCCGCGGTTCGTTACGGAGACCACGGTTTCCCGCTGTGCAGAAGTGCAAGACCGTCAGTGACCTTGCCTTCGATGTCGACGATCTCGACGCCCGCCTCGCGGAGCATCATGTCGGCGGTGGAGATGGTGTCGGTCCAGTCCTTGCCGGGCATCGTGGCGCGCTTCGTCGCGTCGGCGTGGCGAACGAGCTTGATGATCCCGGCCTGGATGATGGCGCGCGCGCAGTCGCTGCACGCTGCCCACGCCGCGTACATCGTGGCGCCCTTGCAGCGGCGCCCGTGATACGCAGCGTCGAAGATGGCGTTGCGCTCGGCGTGTTCGATGATCTCGTACTTGAGGGGACGTTCCCAACGCTCGGGGTAGTACTCCACGCCACGCGGGAACTGGTTGCAGCCTCGACCGAGGATCAGTGTTCCGGCGCGGTCGGTGATGATCGCTCCGTTCTGTGTACTCGGATCAGGGCTGTTGAGTGCGATCTTGTACGCCTGTGCGAGACGTCGCCGGTTCACATCCTGTTCGACATCTACGTCAAGTGTCATGCGACCTCTTCGTCGGGGTAGCTCGGCGCGCCGACCTCGAGCCCGGCGTCCAGCCACAGGATTCGTTCGCTCGTCACGCGACCCTTCGCGGGATCGACGTAGTGCAATCGCTGCGCTGGCGTGCCCGCGCTCGCGACGAACTCCTTCGCGTAGTCGTTGTCGCTCTCGGGCGACGGCGTGATGAAGGCGCGCCAGCCGTTCGGAAGCTGGATGACGTCCGCGATGTGGAAGTGTCCGAGATACACATCGCCGAAGAAGTCGTTGATCGCCCCTGCGGCCCAGCTTGTGGTCTTGCGGCGGATCCCGAAGCTCGGCAGGTTCCCTCCGAAGCTCTTGATCTCGTCGCCGTGCGCAAGCATCGCCCGGTAGTTCCCGGCCTTGACGATGTTGTAGAAGTCCTCAGTCTCGTGCCAGACCAGCCGACCGTCGTCGATGTACTTCTGGAGCACGCCTCGCGCGATCCGGTATGCCATCAAGTCGAGGTTGTCGCGCGACGGCAGCTCGCCCTTGCGCCCGATGCGACCGTGGTTGCCGTACTCCTCGTAGGCGTGCACGACATCGAAGTTCGCGAGCAGGCGCCGGATCACTTCTTCGACGATGCGCGCGGCATTGAACAACTGCACGAAGAGGGTGCTATCGACCTGGTACGCCTGGCCCGGAAAGATCGTGATACCTTCGACCATGTCGCCACCGAGCAAACAGTGCGCTTCGCGAACCGGGTGGTCCGAGCGTTCGATCTCAGTGATCTGGTCGACCTTGTCCATCATCTGCACAGCGATGCGCTCGTGAGCGACCTCGCTGTTGTAGGACTTCGTCTCTTTCCCGACCTGCCAATCGGTCGTGTGGAGGAGAGCAACCTCCTCGGACTTCTGTCGGCGGTCACGCACTGGTCGCGGAACCACCGGCGCGCGTCCCATCGCCATGGCAGCATCCCGAGCGGCCGAGTACACAGCGTGCACAAAGTGCTGAGCTCGCCGCTTCTGGATGGCAAGTTCTTGCTGTGATCGCCTGAGCGCGTCGCGCAGTTCTGCGACCTCTGGTGATTCCGCCGCCAGACTGCGCGCCAGATCACTCTGCTTTTGTCTCCCCGCCACTACCCCGCCTTTGGCTTGAGGTTCCTTCGTCTCCAGGTGCCGATGGCACCGTCGCTGATCCCATGGCCGGCCGCGGACAGCACATCGGACAGAGCGCGTTGTGACACGCGATCGGTGTCCTGAAGAGCTTTCTTCAGCTCACGTGCTGCTTCGGGGTCGTCCTGCTCGAGCTTCGCGACGACACGGTCAACGGCAAGTTCGCCGGTTCCTGCGGCGGTGCGCTTGATTGACTTGAGGCTGTTCGCGATGTCGCTCATGTCCCAACCTTTTCGTCGTCGGTGTCGTCCCAGACGAACTCGCCGTCGGCGCCCACTGGGCGGTGCATCCCGCAGTGCACGCAGTACGTAGACCCGTAGAACCCTGGGTCGCGCGCGTACGTCTCTGCGATCACTTGGTTCATCGTCGTCAGTGGTCCAAAGAGTCGACCGAGCGCGTCCCGCCTGCCGTGATTGGCCGAGTCGACGGAGCACGCAATGTGCATGTAGGCGCGGCGCACTGGACGAACGAAACCCTTCGCTCGCTCCTCTTCAGAAAGAACGAGATACGTCTCGTTCTGTGGGACTGGCGCATCATTCGAGCCATACCCGAGGCGCGGGTCGCGCGGATCGTCAGTAACGCCGCTCATACCTCTTGCTCCGGCACGTAGCCGACCTTGCCGCCGTCCGTCGCGAAGATGCGGTAACCGGCGTCGCCGTTCTTGCGCGTGTACGGCTGAAGGCTCGCCACGTGACGGTTGCCCCACGCGGTCCGGTCAGCAGGCGAGGTCATGCCGCCGAAGATCGGTGGGCCACTCGTCGGGCGCCACACGACGATCGCACTGTCGAGGGCGATCCACGAGCCTTTCCCTTGCGGGTGGGGAAGCACGTCACGGACAGTGTCGAGCGCAGGATCGAACATGGGCTTCACCTTGAACGGGGGTTCGGGCGGGACGTAGAGAACTCCGGGAATCTTGTAAGCCGCATTCCAGCCGCGGTTATCCCAGTCGGCGATGAGGCATCCCCACGCGCGCCCCATCGCTTCCATGGTTTCGGCGCGCCCGTTGACGATGCCACGACCATCGACGATGTGACCGCCGTCTCGCGTGCCGGGCTCAGCACCACGCCCAAGGTTGGAACCTTTCACGGCCCAGTGGGACTGGGTACCGCGCGCGACGTCGAGCGGCAACAGGAGACCGTTGTCGTAGCAGAGACTCGACATCACGAACGAGGTCAGGCAGCCGATACTGATCCCCAAGATGTCGAGGCAGTGGCACTGAAGACCTGAGCAGTCGAACGAGTGACACGTACCGCCGCACCTGTCGCACGTCTGGCTGTATCTCCAGCCGACGAACTGAATCGCCGTGGCGTCGTACTCCTGGGGAGTGACGATCGCCGTACGGGACACCACCGACGCGAACGCACGAACATGAGCTCGCGTCGGACGGTGCTCACGCTTCTTGAAGGCAAGGTTGACCGGGTTGCGAGGCCGGTACCTGCCTTGCGGCGACGTGTGACCGACGCCAGGGTTTACGAGAAGCTCAGGCCGCACGTACTCAACCGATGCCGAACCGTGCGCTGGCCTTGTTCACGCCACCTGTGACTCCGGTGGGCTTGAGCAGGCCGTAGTAGGTCGCGATGGCGATGATGTATGTCACAACGAAGGTGCTTGCGGCGGTCTTCAGGTTCACGACGCCGTTGGCGGTGATGATCCGCTGAATCGCTGTAGCGACCAGAGCGAGCGTGAGCGTCAGCACAGACTTCACCGAAGATGAAGCGCTCGACTTGGTGAGCAGTGCGGTCAGGATCGGGATGGCGGTGGCGACGATGAACGTGAGCACTCCCACGTTCAGGGTGGCGAGGTTCGCTGCGAGCATGTGTGGTCTCCAGTGATCGGGTTGACGATCACCAGCCTGACCAGCACAGACAGTTATCTTCCAGCTCTCAGGTGGATCTTTATCCGAATTCGGTCGATTGGCTCGCCAACTTCAAGCCAATCTCCTGAATAACCGCCTCAACGGGCTCGCGTCGACCCTCGGCTGCGTGCTCCAGGAAGCCGTACACGACGCTCAGCGACATCTTGAGCAGGATCGCCAGGTCGAGCGAGGCGAAGTCGGCCAGTCGGTCGGCGAGAGCATCAAGACCCTCTTCGCTCATTTCAGCTTCGTGCCGAAGCGTGATGAGCTCGACGATGATCCCGGCATACTCGTCAGGCGAGCGCAGCCCGTCGTTCCAATCGAGTTCATCAGCTATCTCGTCGAGCGCGACCTCGAGTTCATCAGCTATCTCGTCGAGCGCGACCTCAGAGCACTTGCCGTCGCGGTGTGCGAGCATCAGTTCGCCACACGCGGGGCAGGTGATCACGTGACCCCCGAACATCTGAGCGTGCCGCCGGCCCAAGCTGTGATGCCGAACCGTGTTGCGATGCGCTCTGCAAGTTTCAACTGGACGATCGGTTGAGACTTGCCCGACAAGATGAGTAACGCCACGTCGTGCGGGGCGTTCTCCCAGACGGCCTGGTCGAGGATGCCGTACGCGGTGGAGTACTCGGAACCCGCGAGCCCGAAATTTCCGCTCGTCTCGCAGGTCGCAATCCTGTCCCACGGGTAACTCTGCGCCAACGGCGAGATGTAGTTCAGTTCCCACTGCGCGTAGAAGATCTGGATGTCCCGCAGGTACATGAGGTCGCGCTGGTACTGCGTGAGCGGAGGCGCGACAGGCCGCGGCTTGTGGTGGTGATGATGCTCGACAGGCCGCGACTTGTGGTGCGCTCTCACAAGCACAGGCCGGAAAGCAACCAACACCCCCGGTGTCGCTCCGGGCACCTTCCGACCTGCGCTCGCGAACGGTACATCAGAACACGCCGTTGTGATGCCCAAAATCAGGAGAACCAGAACAAGTCTCTTGAGATAGCGCACATCTTTACCTCCGATAGATGAATAGAACCCGCGCAAAAGTCACGCGGTATTGCAGATTTCTAGAGAGAAATCACCTTGAACGGCCCAACAACCCGCGAAGAGATCCTTTCGGCGATCTCGAGCGCCTTTCGCAGGCGAGTGACTGGGCTCATCGATTTCGGGAGTGCGTACAGCGCCGCGCGCGCCGGCATGCCGCCGGTGCCGCAAGTGGAGATGCCGTCAGCGTCCTGGTTCATCTGAAGGTCACTCTCGATGCTGTAAAGCTCGCCGTGGTACGCCATGAGCATCTGCGTGCCCGGCATCTCGTCGACTCCGCTGTCATTTTTCAGGAACCCCGCCTCGCCAAGCTGCGCGCGCAGGTGCGTCATGAAGATGGTGACGAGGAACTGTCGATCCGGCATCGAGGACGGCTGCTCGGGCGGCACGAACGCGTAGCGCATCAAGTCACCGATACGACCATGACCAGCGCAGCCGAACCCGAACTCGCCATTGCGAAATACCTTCGGGTCTTTCAGGTGCCAGTGCTCGTCGTTGTCGGTGTCGAACGTGTGAGAGTCGGCGCCCAGCCAGACCCGACCGCCCTGAGCGATGCCAGCGATGCAAGTCACGACAGCGCCCTCATGGATCCAGGGTTGCGCGCGGCTCAAGCATCTCGCTAGCTCGTGGGCGGATCTTTATCGCGAGTCGGCGTTTACGAGTCTTTTACCGATCCACTCGATGACCGGTACCGCGACGGCATTGCCGAGCATCTTGTAGCGAGTGCTATCCGCGAAGCCTGCCGTCCAGTTGTCCGGAAAGCCCTGGAGCCGTTCGCACTCCAGGGGTGTGAGACGGCGTACGCCCCACGAGTCCATCACGGCGCACCCACCGGACTTTGCGCCAAGAGGAAGACTCGCCTCGTCGGAAGAAACCGGATCCTGGATGTGGTTGAACGCGATCGCGTGCGCCCGCATCTTTCTGAACCCCGGATCGTCTCCTCAAGCCCAGCGAGTCTCTCCTTCATTGGAATCTTGGCTTTTCGATTGGGAGGTGACGTGTGCTTTCGACAAAGGTCGGGGATCGGGCCGCGAGCGCCAACCGTCACCCAGACTTGACATGTCCGACACTGCACCCGATTTGGACGATCCGCTCCCATCCTGGGCCCTTCCCTGAAACCCGTAGATTTTTATCTACGGGTAATCTGCATGTTTTAACGCACAAGCCGCCACCATGGCGGATCGTAGAAAACTAATTACCTGTAGAACGCGTAGTCTATAGGTACCCCCAACACCCCCATTATCTCTAAGTGTTTCAAAAGGGGGGTAGTCAAAATCCTCTACAGGTTCTACTAGTTAGTAGTAGTAGTAGGTATATAGGGGGTTATAGGGAAAATAACCCGTAGAAAAACCTGTAGAAACCCGTAGAAACTTCTTACGGGTTCCTTGCTCCTGGATGTCTTTAAAACGGGGCCCCGATCCGGAAATTTTGGTGTGCATCGACGGCCCAAAGAGAGCGCCGGCCTCGCCGGGGGTGCGCGAAAAAGTGCTCCCAGGTGGTGCTCGAGTCGTCGGATGTGGCGAAAGTTATGCCAAAAATGGGGCGAAGGCGCGCCGATAATCCGACCTATCGGCGCGATGTCCGGATTTGAGCCCGGGGACCATCGGTGGCGGGGTGCCGATGTCATGTCTTTGACTTGTGCGGGCCGTCGTTTGTCACATCAGGTTGTGTCATGTTGTGTTAGATAGCTCGAGACATCGTCATGATGTGACAATGTGACAAATGTTGTGTCATCGTTCCATGCGTCATTTTTCAAGACATCGCCGATCGGCCGATTTTCGGTATTGACACGGTAGGCCTACCGTGTTTCAATATCTTTATGAGCACCGCACCGCACCTAATCATCCCCACCGGATGGCCGCGCACGCACCCCGCACGCGTGCTGGCCGACGCCATTGCGACCGATGACGCCACCGCGATCACCTACGTGTGGGCAGGGATGGCGCCATCAGCACGCAACCGTATGGTCGCGCTGAACCCCGCCGTACTGGCCGACCGCGACCGATTCCCGACCCGCTGAGCGCTCAGCGTTGCCGACCTACACCACGTAGATCGGCACCGGTGCGCACATCAGCACACCACTACCCAAACCCGACCTGAACAGGGAGCAACACACAATGAGCAACCGCCGAAATCAAACCCGCGACCCGCAAACGCCCGACACGCCTAGCGCGGCCGATCAACTGGCCGCGGCGCCCGAGCAGGAAATGCCCGCGACCGCGGGAGCGATCACTGTCGAATCCCGCGACGAAAACGCCGCGGTGGAA